CGAGGGCGAGCTGTACCGGATTCTGCTCAATGGCGAGGATGCCCGGGTCGAAGGCCTGGCAATGGCGCATCCCGGCATGCTGATGAGGAAAATCGACCAACTCAAGGCCCAGCTGGCGCACGAGCTAGACGAGCGTTTTCGTCGGCGGTTTGAGCCGGCTCCGGCTGACGCGATGCCACTCGTGGCGCTCGGCGCCCCTCAAGCAGGAGGCGACACCGGTCAATGATGACCTTCCCGGCCGCCCGCTGAACATCTTCAGAGAAGGGCGGCTGGGCGAAGGCGGCGACGGTTTGCAGCACAGCAAGGTGCACGTTGCATGGCTGAGCCGGCGCCTCCGGCTCTGTCGGCGTGAGCGCCGTGACCTGTGGCTGAATCGTCGCCGGGACCCGCTCGCGCTTCAGGTCCTCGATAAACTTGCTCGCGATGGCATCCGAGATCCACTGACCCTGCGACGATCCGGTGATCTCCATCCCTTTCAGCAGCCGGTCCCAGATCTCATCGGGGACGCCGCGCACTGTTCGGCGATCCCCTTTCCCCTTGTCGACTGACGCGGCAGACGTCCTGCTGGATGGCGCATCGACGTCCTCGGCCAAGTGGCCGTTTTCTGTGGTCCCCATGTGACTGACAACTCCCTAGTGCTGTCAGCCGCCAGCCTGGAGTGGCCGGATATTCCCGTCAAGCATCAACCTGCTGAGTTTGCACGCGTCAACCCGCGTTGGGTGTGCTATGGGGGCGCTGCCTGTACTACAGGAGGTAGGCGACGCGCCTTCTATACATACTGGTTGTGTCACTGATCGCTGCCACTAGCAGCGTAGCCGAGCCCCGGCGCGAGACCGGGGTGGCGTCCTGGTATGGCGTGCGGCACGCGCACAAGCGCATGGCCGACGGCGCATTGTTCAACCCCTACGAGCTGACCGCCGCGAGCAGGACGCTGGCCCTTGGCAGTCGGGCGAAGGTCTGCGTCTTCACGACCGCGAAGTGCGTTACCGTAACGATCACCGATCGCGGGCCATATCGCGCGGGCAGAATCATCGACTTGAGCCTTGGCGCGGCACGCGCGCTCGGCGTCGAGCGTCAGGGCCTCGTGCTCGTCACCATCACGGAGATTGCATCCAGATAAACGGAAAGGGCGCCGCAGCGCCCTCTCTCCCCTACCTTACCGGGCCGGACCTAACCTAGCCTAGCCAAACTCAACCGCGCCGAGCCGCGCCTTGGCTTGCCTTACCGGGCCGTGGACACCCACTATCGCCGGGGCCGTTCCGTCCTGCAAATCATATGCCGGTGTTAGACGGCCTTTTTCAGCTCGGACGGCAACGGACGAAATGGATCAAACGGATTGTGCGCCCACCGCTTCCCTGGCGTGCCGCCACGGCGCTTGCGCTTCGGCGGCTCGTTGAAGGTGGCCTCCAGCCGCGGCCAGGCCGGGGGCGGCTCCGGGCGCGCGGCTGGAAGCGAAACCCGCTGCTTGGGCAGGCGCGGCCCTTCCGGTCGCGGCGCCTGGGTCTGCAGCGGGGGTAGTCCATGCGTAAGTCTGCGACGGTTCACGATACGCAACGCCGGCCGCCTGATATCGGAGGGTTCGAGGCCCAAGAAGTCACAAACATCGCGGCGTGACTGCACCCAGTCGCCACTACCGAAAAAGAATGCCATACTCTGGCTGTGCCAGTAGCTGCCGAGTTCTTCTTCCTCCAGGTCCTGAAAGGCCTGCAGTAGAACAGACATCCAGAGGCGGCGGGTTGATTCCATGACGGGAACGGTCTTATCAACCCGCGGCAGAGAAGTCATCACAAATTTGTGATTATTCGTCCTCGTGCAGTTGGTCCGGTCCGGCCGGGACGGCATAGTGCGAATAGGCGCCGCAGCTGACCAGCGTGTAGGGGCTGAACTCCACGAGGTTCCGGATCACCGGCCCGTCGTCCGGGCTCCACAACAGCAATTTGCGTTTCGTCAGGTGCTGTTCCCGCTGCGGTAACCACCGGATTGGGTGCCAAGTCAGGGTCTCGTCGCGGGCTGATGTCATGGCTGGCTCCTTTCATGACCAGTTTGACATATTTCGTGGTTGATCGGGAGATGAACGTCTGCGTATTTTCGATACGCGGCTACCCTAGGGCCGCAGCTCCAAACCTCGCAGAGCAGGAAGCCCGCACCAGCGCGTCGGGCTTCTTGTCCGTCAGAGCCAGGGAAGGCGACCGTCCCAAGGTCCGCGCACACAGAGTCCACAGGTGCAGCTTGCCAGGCTCCAAAGGCAGGTCACACCGCTGGGCAACGGCAGCGCCGGGACCACCGGCGGCGGCTCGACGGGACGGCGTTCGCCCTCGACGCGCCAGCCCGGCTGCGAGCGACGCCGCGCAAGACGGCGACCGACCGAACAAACCCGGCGAAGCCAAGCAGGAATGCCATACAACATGATCCACCCCGTTACGGATGGACATCATACAGCGCCCGGCCGAGATCGTTCCGCTGTTATTTCGCAACGAAATACTGCTGTCCAGTCCGGCGTCACGCAAAAAGTCCGGCCGCGTTCAGTGCGCGACCGGTAGGAGCGAGCGTCTGTGGATCAACCGATGCACCATAGATGCCGGTAGCGCCGGGCGCAACGCCATCCGTTACATAAACAAAAATATACGGTAATCATTCCTTGCGTTATACGGCCGCCAAACGGCAATGGATGTCGGCATGAGTTTGGTCAGGCGCGCCTTGTCACGACGGCTGCATTTTGCCACCTGCCTTGCCGCGATGGCAGGCACCTCGGCGCTTGTGTTCAGCCCGTTCGGCCAGCCCTGGGCGCAGCCCTTCTGCCTGATGCCCGTGCTCGGCTGGGCGGCGCTCGCCTTCACCTGGCGCGGGACTGTATCCGCACTTGCGATTATGCTGGCGGCCGCGACCGTAGGCACGAACCCTTACGCAATGCGGATCTCGGATCCCAACTTCGCCGGGCTTGTTCTGCTGCAGGCGCTCATGATTGCGAGCGGCTTCAGTGTGGCGCTTGCTTTCTTCATGTCGATGCAACGGCGCGCTGCGGCCAAGATGAAAGACCTGATCGAAACGGTCGATCTGGGGATTTTTATGTCGCGTGAGCTGGACGGTAAGATCCTGTTCTGGTCGGGGGGAGCGCAGCAACTGTACGGCTTTACGCCCGAAGAAGCGGTCGGGCAAAATTCCCATGCTTTGCTGCAGACGGTCTTTCCGGTCCCGCTGGAGGAGATCAACGCCACGGTGCTGCGCGACGGCGAGTGGATCGGCGATTTGCACCACACCACCAAGGACGGGCGGCGGTTGATCGTGGTCGCGCGCAAAGTGAAACGACCCTTGCCGAACGGCGGGGTCATCACTTTGTTGGAAATTCTGCACGATGTTACCCTGGAGAGGCGGGACCAAGCGGCGCTGGTTGAGCTGACCCGCACCTTGGAACAGCACGTCGAGGCGGAGGTCGCAAAGCGGCAGGAGGCGCATCGGCGCGCCCGGAGTGCCCACCACATGGCGGCGTTGGGGAAGTTGTCGGCGGGGGTTGCACACGAGTTCAACAACATTCTCCAGGCGGTCGTTGGCGGCCTGGAGTGTATCGCCAGCGAACCAGGGAACGTGGCGCGGGTCTCCCGCTTCAGCCGGCTTGCGCTCAGTGCTACGGAGAGAGGCTCAGTCATCACCAGTCGCCTGCTCGCCTATGCCGGGGGCACGGCTTTTCATCCGGAGCGGATCGAACCCGCTTTGCTGTTGGATGCGCTGCGCGATGTGCTGGCGCATTCGCTTGGCGGACGAGTGTGTGTCTGTCTCGATCTCGAACCGGTGTTGCCCCCGCTGGTCGTGGACAAGGCCGAGCTGGAAACGGCAATCATCAATCTTGCCACGAACGCGCGCGACGCCATGCCTGAGGGCGGCACGCTGACGCTGTCCGCTTACACGGAGACGAACCCAGAGGGCCTGGCACCCGGGCGCTATATCCGGATTGCCTTGACTGACCGCGGCACTGGCATGGACGAAGCGACCAAGCGCCGGAGCATCGAGCCGTTTTTCACCACCAAGCCGATCGGCGCGGGGACGGGGCTAGGGCTGTCGATGGTGAAGGGCTTCGCCGAGCAGAGCGGTGGCGGCATCCATATCGACAGCACCCCAGGCGAAGGCACAACGGTCAGTTTCTGGCTACCGACCCCTGAGCAGGAGGCGCAGCCTGCGCCCCAGCGGCCGGCGACAACGACCGTCGCAGTTGCTAACCAGTTCGGCACACGCGTGTTGTTCGTCGACGACGAAAGCATGGTGCGCGAGGCACTCGGAGAGGGCCTGGGGGCTGCCGGCTTCGCCGTTGTGCTGGCGCAGAGCGGGTCCGAGGCGCTGGCTCTGCTGGACGCTGGCGAGGCCTTTGACGTTATCGTTTCTGATTTTGCCATGCCGGGGATGGATGGGCTAACGCTCCTTCGCGAGGCGCAATCAAGGCGTCCTGGTTTGCCGGGGCTCATTTTAACCGGCTACATTGAGTCGCTTCAGTCTGATGACATCCTGTCGAACGCGTTGTCCGTCCTCAGGAAACCCATTGGGGCAGCGGCGCTGGCCAGCTCCATCAACGCCGCCCTGGTCCTGTCGCGCAACGGTTCTGGTGGGGCGGCGCCATGAGCCACGAGCGGAATCCACCGCAATCGAGCTTCGACTCCCGCGCGACCCTGGCCGACACTCTGTTCTGGGCAGCGCTCGGGCTGCTGATCGCCTTAGCCATCGCCGGGATCGCATTGCTGGTCGTCGACCGGCTGTTGCTCGACCCCGTGTTGCTGCTGCCGGCGCATCCGGCGGTGGAGCGCCACGCGTAATACGGCCGCCCGCGCACGCGTTTGCCAAGTAGTCTGCAAGTATTGCGTGCCGCCTCCTGCCAGAATACACGCGGACACGGAATGTTAACTGCAGAACGGGGCAGTTCATGGCTCGCTTTGCATTGTCGTAAAACGACGGCACTGACATATCTGTAAAAAGGAGGAAACCATGAGCATGAGCGACTGGGAGGGTATCAGGCAGCGGATCAAGGAACTCCAGGCCGATCTACGGAAGCCTGACATCGACCTCAAGCAGCTCCCGCATTTGCTGGACAGCACGCTGTCGCTGCTGTCTCGCGTGACAACCAGCGCGAGCCTTCAATACGAGGAGGAGCGTTACAAGCGGTTGATGGCGCAGTCGGATCGTCAACTCGATCAATCTAGAGACACGCTGAGGACATGGCACCAGGAGGCGACCGGCTTCTCCCGGGCGTTTGGCTTCGCCCGCGCGATCGATCAGCAATTCGACGCCGTCAACAAGAAGCTGGACGCGATCCTGCAGCGCCTGCCCGAACCGCCGCGGGGCTTCAGAGAGTAGCCATGCTGCTGTATCTCGTGGTCTGGATCATCTTCGTTAGCGTCATGGGGGCGATCATCGCGATCCCGCTGTGGTTCGACCGCGTGGCCGTCATCGCGCTGCGCTGGTCGGGCCTCGGCCCGGTGCTATATCCCACCGCAGTTGGCATCGCCGTCTTGATCGTCACTCACCCCGAGCAATGGACGAACGAAGGCCTCCAGCTGACCCGGCTGAAACATGCCGATATCGGCACAGTCTGGGTCGTCAGCGGATCCACGCTGCATGTGGAGACGGCGATGGGGCAGTGGGAACCAGGCTTCATCGAACGCCGGATCATCCGCGAGGCAGTTGACTGGCGCCTCGGGCGCTACATCCGCGACCGGCTGGAGGTCGCTGTCCGGAAGAACGCGCTGGGCATTTCAACTGGAGCTGACCATAGCTGACGACATCAGGGCTGGATCGTCACCAGCGCGTCGATGTCCAACAGGACGTCCTCGATCGTGACGGTCGCGGTGACAAGCGTGTTTGCCACGATCGGCTCGATTTCAATACGCACGACCTGACTGCGACCGAGCTTCAGCTGATCGCCGTTGGCATCGAGCACATGCGTGCCTGCCGGTGTGCCGTCAGAGACGATGCGAACCTTGCTCCCGGTCATTTGCATTTCCCTTGCTCGTCCCAACACGCGGTTGCAGACTATCACCGCATCCTACCGGGGATAGCACCATGGCCAAAAATGGCAAACACATCAAGAAGTCGCCCGCGGCTACCTCAACCGAAGATATCGTCGTCGCGATCAGGCAGATTCAGGAAATGAGCGGCAAGCGCGCCCGTTTCGTGCTGACGGCGTTGGTCGTCGGCGAGCATGTCCCGGTCGAATCCTTCCGCAGAGCTACGGCGATGGCAGATCATCCGGTAGCGATCGAAGAGGTCGCGACTGTGCCGAACCCGTTCGGCGACCTAATCCAATAGCGAAGCCACGCATACGATGGACGCCCGACATGCTGCGCTGTCTGCGCGCCATGCGCGATGCTGGCGAGCCAATCGTGATCTGCGCAGAACGGATCGGGGTCGGGTATCTCGTGGCGCTGAAAAAGGCTCGTTCCCTCGGGATCGCTGACCGACGAAATCGCGGCCGGATACCGGGACGCCAGTGTCTGGATTACCGTCAGTGACGGGCTTCCCATCCCGGACGTCACGTTGAAACACCTGGTTAAGAACGGTTCCCATCGCTGTTTCGTGTTGCACTTTTCCCTTGCCTAGTTTCGTGCAGCACGTTATATAAGGGTTATCAACCAAGGAGACTTCAGATGACCCGTTCCACCGAAAATCTTATCAACAACATTTTCTTCCGCCGCGGCATGGAAGCCGCTCGTTGCGGCCACTCCATCGACAGTCTGACTGCCCCGCGCGGGCTGGCCCGCAAGACTGAAGAAGACGGCTGGCACTTCTATCACGGCCACTACACACCTTCCTGGCCGATTGACTGCAAACCTTCCATAGCGTGGGGGGAATAACCCCCATGCCCCGCCCGGCACTCGGCGAGCGGCCGATGACCGCGACCGAGCGCAGCCTGCGCCGGTTCTACCGCAACAAGGAACGCCACCAGCGCTACGAGGCCACGCTGCGCGACCTCCTGGCAACCGCCGACACCGGCAAGATCACAGCGACACACGTTGCGGCCAAGTGCCGCGAAGCCTTGGGGAACTGACATGGCGAAACGTCCATATTTTGCCCAGACGGATGAATGCTCCGCCACTGGGCAGCGTTCGGCGCATTTCACAACGCTGGAGGAAGCGAAGGCATTTCTGCTGAAGCACGGTGCTGGGTCAATCAAGCAGAAGGGCGCCAACGGCAGACATTATGACGACGTAGCGCGGGTCAACGAGAGCGATTTACCATCCCAGAAGTCACCTTGAAACATGTCGCGTCTCATGCGTGAACCATGTTTTCGTGCCTATGCACCGGAGGCGCGCCAGTTGCCACAATTGCCACCCAGGTTGCCGATGCCGCGCCCGGCGGCAGCAGCATCGGTCCCGGCTGGTCTGCGAGCCTCGGCCGGCGGCCTGCCAACTGGTTGCCGGCTCCGGCGTCCCGCACGCCCGCCCGCACGTCTTAGCGCGCCCCTCGATCGCCCGCCAAGGCTGCGTCGGTGGCCTCGCCGGGTTGACCGAGGCCGCCGCACCACGCGGCCCGACGCACCCGCACAACCTACAGAACTTCCGTCATAACGTCTGAGCCCGCCCGTAGCATCAGCGCGCCAAAGCGGACCACCTTGACCTGCTCCGGCGGGACGCGTCGCCAGAGACCGTCCTGGTAGACGAGGAAGCCCATGCCGCGCAGGGCGGCATCCTGTTCTGCTTTCTGCTGCTCAGTCTGGCCAGCCGGCGGCACCTGCTCGCGGATCCACCGCAGCGTCCCGCGACCGATTTGTCGGATATTGAGCAGTTCCCAGTCGGACATGTGCCGGGTGTGCTCCAAGCTGATTCCATGATTGCCCAGAGCATTCAAAGCACGCGTCTTCACAAGCATGGCCAGTCATCGACTCCATCGATCGGTATTGGTTCATCGACCAGTTCGACCGACCGCGCCTCGCGCTCTCGACAAGCCCGCTCATGCCTCGCAAGGGCGGCGAGGGTGCGGTAGGTCCGGTCGCAGTAGGTGCAGGCAAAAAAGCCAGGCGACGCCACGCCGCTGCCCGTCCAGGTCGGCGGTCGTTTGGCGTAGGGCGTGTAGAAGCGGTTATGCATCGGTGCCGTCGATCCACCACTCGTGACCGCATCCACTGCACCGGTATTGGAAATTTTCGAACCCGACGTAGTCGCCCTTCCATGCGCGATAAGCGACGCCACCGGTCTTGCGGCAGCCTGTGCAGAGGGTCCGGGTCACGTGCCATTCGGTGATGAAACGGCCCGGCGGCGTGGTCGTGCGTTCCATCATGGGAGCAGCCGGCTTCGCGCCAGCCGCCAAGCGGTGACCAGCGAAGCCCGGCGGCCAAACAGCCGCCGCCATGACCTGTAATGATCGTAGAAACGGACAGGAAACGGCCTCAGTCCGATGTCGAACCCCTGTCGATCCATGGTTCCCCTCTCAATGCATTATCAGCCGCTTCGATCAGGCGGAGACTTTCCTCAATCGCCAATGCTGTGCGCATCCAGGTCGCCCAGGTCTGCAGTCGGATCCCGTCGCGCCAGTGCTGCAGGCGCGCGAGCGTAAGTTCGTGTTCGGTCATTTTGGTCTGGGGCAGTCCTGCTCAGCAAAGCCTCGGCTGCCCAGATCGCCGCCCGGCACTCTACGATCGATTGAATGGCGGCCTCGCGCAGTCGGTTGCCTTCGATTTGGTGTCGCTGACGATAGAGCGCAGACGCAAGCCGCAGCCGCGTCAGGGCGTCGACCAGTTCCTGATTAACCATGACGTCCCAATTTGTTTCTTATCTAGTGGTTATCCGGCCCTTCGCACCTCGAAACCTGTTGGCGCAGGGTCCTGGCTGATCGGCTCGTACATCACGTCCATCATGGTCGCCATTTGATGCAGCTCTCTGGCGGTGAACTCGCCGCGTAACGAAATGGTGGACCGATGCGTGAGCCACAGCACCGAGCGCAGATCATCCGCCCGGTCCGTGACCGCGCAGGAGGCGATCCGCTTCAGAAAGGTCGGGATCATCGGCGTCCCTCCGAGATCGCCGGGCCTCGACCTCTGCCTCGCGCAGCAGGCAGCACAGCAGGAGCATCGCGCGCGGACAGTCGCGCAGGCCATGCGAGGTGCGCAGCAGGAGCCACAGTGCGGTGTGAAGGCGCGTGAGACCGCGCTGCGTGACGATCAGGCGGATGACAACGCCGACGCCGAACAGCAGCGTCAGCACGTTTGCCACCAGCAGCACGGCGTTCGAGACAATCAAAAGCGGATCTCCTATGGGTCATCATCCACCTCGCGATAGCCACTCACGGACATCACGCCGCTGGGGTCCTCGACCGTGGCCGCCCAGTTCCTGTGATGGAAGTAGGCGCGCAAGACCCTTGCGTCCTTGCCCAGGCAGAACGCCAGGACCGGCGCGGCGCGCACGCAGCGGCCGTTCTCTATCTCCAAAGCCGCGATAAAATGGGGTGCCTCCACACGCACCAGGAGCGGCGTCACCTGCCCTTGCGCGCGGGGAGCCTTGCTTGCCACTTCTTGCCTTTTGATTTATCGGCAGCCAAGAAGTGCTTGGCAACCGACATTGGCACGCCGGCCCGTTTCGAAAACGCACGGCTGTGGGCGACAGCTCTGAACAGCTTCGCCTGGGCCTTACTTGTGCTTGGCATAGCTGACCTCCCCTAGCGGTTGACATCTAATCAACTACTTTCTCGTATCCGGGGAAACAGTTATTTGTAGTCGGCCGGCAGAAACTTTGTGGAGAGGCGAGGATCGTAGCCCGAAAGCTGGAGATAATCACAAAATCGCTAGAAGATCAGGTTCGCGCCCAGATTATCAACCGCAGGCAGAACTTGATTTTTGCGGTGATCCCCGAGTCGCCCGCGGGGCGATAAAATCGACGCCCAGGCGAGTCCAGCGCGATAGTCGAAGAATCCCAGGCAGGCCGTGCTATCGGTCCGCTCAGCCATTCGCGCGGAAAGTACCTGAATCTCTAGCTCATCCGGGTCAGGATCTGCTCAAGTAGCTCGATCATGCGCGCCCATAGTTCGTTCTGAGACCGCTCCTGCGTTCGTCGCTCCTCACGCGCGAGCTTTACCTCCAGCAGCAGCAGACGACCGGTCTCATCAGAGATAACCCCCTCGTATCCACCAACGGGTGGAATCGGCGAACCAATTGGCATAATCAGGCTCTCCTCCGGTACCCCCAGTACGGGCGCGATTTTCGCTCGCGCTGCCGGTGATACCGATCTGGTGCCGCCGGACTCGATTTTGTGCAGGGTCTGGGGGGACATATTAGCGCGACGCGCCAACTCCGCTTGAGTCATGCGCCTAGCTTCTCGGATTTCTTCTAGTCGCGTAATTGGGCGCCTCATTCCCAAATTCGTGACACCGCCGGCCTTACGAAGAAATTGCTAACGAGCAGTTTTTCTTCTGCCGAAAAACCACTAAACCGCAAGGGCTGTCGACGAAAACGTCAACGTACTTGCGATAGAAAGTAGATCAGCTACACACCCGCAAAATTTTCGGTGAAGGACGGGGAGCGCAACAGAAGGTTGCGGCAACCTGACGTTGGCAAGCGTGATTCTTTTGTGCAAACTATTCGACGGCAATGGTGCCAGGAGATCGAATCGTGATTGCTAAATGAGTTTGGGCGGCCCGCCCACAAAGCAGCCGCCCAGAAACCCAAGCTTGTTATGAGATTGCCAATCCGCTCGTCCAAAGCGGAAAGACCCCCTTGCGTGGTCTTTTATTGGCCATCTCTCCGAAAAAAGCAACCCCGCGTTGGCGGGGGAGAAGGTTTCTGTGCCCGTTCTGGCGGCTTTGTGAGGTGCGCGCCCAACTCAAGGGAGTTGGGAATGAAGACAAGGCCATATTTAGCTGACATCGAGACGTCAGGTGCGCCATATCCCGTCTGGCGCAATAGCACCGATAAGCCGATCAAATGGGAGAAGCTCTCGCGCAAGGTCGCCAAGAGGTGGCCGTGGCTCGCTGAGGAGATCGACCGGTTGACGAAAAAGGGCAACCGCTGTCACGGCGGGATCATCGGCCCGACGGCGCTCAAGGTACTGCAGGTGCTGATCAACGGGTTTCTCAACTTCAGCACCGGCCGCTGTGATCCCTCGATCGCCAGCATCGCGAACAGGGCCAATCTCTCGCCCAGCGCGGTTCACGAGGCGCTGAAACGGCTGGCCAATCTGGGCATCATTACCTGGCTCCGCCGCAAGCGCGAGTACTGGCAGGACGGCCGGTATGTGCTCGAGCAACTCACCAACGCCTACGCCTTCAACCCGCCGAGCGCCTGGCGCACCGGCATCAAGGTTCCCGACGGGCCGCCGCCGCCGCCGCCGGAGACCTACCGTGCTCCTTACATGCCCAACATTGCCGACACCGCCGTCATAGACCGTCGGGCCGGCGGGTCCCCAATGCAGCAGGTGGCGACGCTCGGGCTGGCGCCGGTCGGTGGTTGGGAAGCCGCCCTGGCACGGCTCGGGAAAACCATTGCGGACTGGGAAAAAGGGCTGAAAACCCCGGACTCCACGCGAACGTAAGAATCCCGTTCTATTGATATTTTGTATATGCGGAGGGCAGAGAAAAGGGAAAAGCAGGCAGACAAGGGGAGCAGAGGCGGCCTATGAGCGTCACGGCGCCACATCGGTGGTATCAGCCGGCAGAGCCGGTCAGGACCGTGCGCGAGCAGCTTGCCGAATTGCTGCGGACACCGCCAGTGCCGCCGAAGACCGACCTGCTGGCAGCGCGCAGGGCGGCGGTGGAGGCAGAAATGCGCCTGGACACCGCCACCCGGTGGCCGTTCTGGCATCTGCCTGACGACGGTTCCTGATTAGGTCTCCCGACAGTCAGCGCAGAAAATTTCGTCCAAGCGTCGGGATGAACAGAAGCTGAACGTGTCGGCCGGGCGGAAGCGCTAGCGCTTGTCCCGCTCGCATCGCAGCAACGCAACGCCTCCAGCCGTCCCGCCGATCTGCACGAGAGCAATGCCTGCCTGCTCAAGCGTATCGCTCAGCTTGCGCACCGTGCTCGGTCGCGGCGTCGTCGCGCCGGTTTCAAAGTCCGCTAAGGCGCGCTCTGCGACCCCGCTGGCCTCGGCCAACTGCCCCCGCGTCCAGTCCAGCAACGCTCGCGCGGCCCGGCACTGCCCTGGCGAGAGGCGTACCTCACGCATGCGTTACGCGCCTACGCCTTGCTATTTGCATTTTTTCTGCGTATCCGGACTGCAGCCCGGTGCGGTGTGCCCCGGCAAGGTCCGCAAAGGCACTGCCAGGCAAGCTAAGCTTGGGCAAGGCTAGCTCAGGTAGGGGCGGGCGGCGTGATGACATGTCGCCCGCACAATAAGGGGCAAGCCGATGATGAACAATGGCCGCGTCAGCCCGGCGCAGTGGTGGCGACTGTACAATGCCTACCTGAGGACGCCACGATGGCAGCGGCTGCGCCAGGAATGCCTCCGGCGCGATGACTACCGCTGCAGACTATGCAACTCGCGTGACCGCCTAGAAGTGCATCACCGATATTACCCGCCGATCGGGCAGATCAAGCGCCAGGATCGGCTGAGTAATCTGACGACGCTATGTCACGACTGCCATCACGTCGTGACCAATCATCAGCGTGGCAAACGCTATTCCAAGAAAAAGCTTGTCGTGATTGCCCATCAACGCACAACACACATAGGGGAGATTTCCGTTGGCGAAAAGTCCATACCAAGTCTTGAAGTTTCGCATCACCAGCGACGCACCATTTTTGATGCACAATGGCCAACTGGCCGATCCGCTGAACCAGTTCTCAAAGCGCATCGCCGAACTTTCTGGCAAGAAGGGGAAGGACAAGACTGAAGCCGATCATCTCGAACTCGGCCATCGCGAGTTCCTCGGCGGGCTGTACATCGATGATGACGGGCACCCGATCATTCCGGGCGAGATGATCGAGGCTGCACTGATCAAAGGTGCGATGAAGGAAAAGCGCGGCCCGGCGGCCAAAGCCGGAATGCTGGTGCGAGAGCATGCAAAACTTGAATACGACGGCCCACGAAAGGCGGAGGAATTGTGGGCGAACCCAGCGTATCAATTCCGGACCCAGGTCAAGGTTGGCCAAAGTCGAATCGTGCGCGTGCGACCAATGTTCCCCAAGTGGAGCGCAGAGATAGTCGTGGATTTCCTGCCCAGCATGCTCAACGCTGCGCACATCCGCAACTTCCTAATTACAGCAGGTCAACAGATCGGTATTGGGGATTGGCGGCCGAGATATGGAAGATTTACGGTTGCCTGATCGAGATGGCTTGGCAAGGCCGGCCATGGCGAGGTGCCGTCAGGTGTGCCACCGTATGGCGGGCTATGGCAGTGCCAGCCTAGGCGGGGCTGGGCGCGGTCAGGTGGGGCAGGGGAGAAGGGGCACCGCAGGGTGCCCTTTCCATTTTCGAACAGGCAATCCATGCTGCTGGTCGCGGCGCGGCCTGGTGCGGTACGGCGCGGTGTGGCGAGCTTAGGTGTGGCTCACTGCGGTCGGGCTTGGCCCGGCAAGGCAAGGGAGAAGGGGCGTCTCCGGACGCCCTTTCCGTTACCTGGGATCTTCGTGGTTCAGCTGGAGGCGCGCCCAGCCACGGCCACGCAGTCGTTAAACCAGAGGACGAATCTGTCGATGTACTCGCCCGTGCCCAGCGGGAAACAGCGCAATTTCCAGCGGTTAGTCACCACGTTCTCAATGTAGAGCCCGCCCGCGTTGTAACAGGCGGCGACGAGCGGCGGATCGCTGTGATGCACGTCGGCCTTGCTGGCGATATAGGCCGCTGCCGCACGGATGCTGTTCCGCGGGTTCTGCAGATCCATAGCCGTAAGCCTGGGCGCGTTGAGCACCTCCCGGGCCGTCGAGATCAGGGTCTGGCAGCAGCCGACGGATACGTGCTGCGGAGTAGCTAGGTCGGAGACCCAGCCAGGCTCCTGCCGTCGTGCGGTGCAGACCTCACCGTACTCTGTCTGCCCGCCGGCCGCCTCATTGCAGATGATCGCAGCGAGCAGCGCGGTCGAGACATCGTACTCATGGCCTGCCATGACGATGGACGACCCGAACCACGTAAACACGCGTCGCGCGGTCACTGGCGGCCCTGGCGTGCGGTCCGGTGGTCCACCATTGATCGACACCCCGGCCGGCGTGACGGACCAGCGCACGCCGCCTGGGTAGTAGCTGTGAGGCTGTGCCAGCGTCCGGTCGATCGCCATCATCCGCTCCGTATCGCGCGGTGCACCGCCTGATTGGCCTGGTGCTTGTGGATCGCCTCCTCGATCTCGTCGATCTGCTTCGGCGCAACCCGGCCGGCGGTGACATCCTCGACGATCTGGCGCACGTGCTCCGCTGTATCCTCCTCGGTGGCGATGTAGACATGGCGTTCATACACCGGCAGTCGGGCCAGCCCGGCGAGCCGCGCCAACCGCAGCGGCACCGGGATGCCGTCGACCATCACCATGAAGTCGTCTTCGGCCATTGTGTTCCTCCTGTGTGGTTGTGCGGTTTTAGAGAGCGTGCGGAACGGGTCCTAACGGGTCAGGAACGACGGGCACCGCGCTGGATGCCACCGCGACGTTCGTTTTGATTTCGGCCAGACCGATTTGTGCCTGAACTTTACTGGCAATCTTCTCCGGCGTAACCCCGAGCCGTTCCGCCTCCGGTCCGGCGTGTTCCAGGACGTATGCGACCGCCGGCTGTAGCGTCTCAGGAACGTTCCGGACGGTCACCTGGGGATGCAGCGCACGCGCCGCCTCGCTGGTGGCCTGTTGCAAGGCGCCGAGGCTGTTACGTATAGCCGACGACAACGCTTCGGCGGCTTGGCGGTCCTTCATTCTCGAATTGACAAGAATAGGGACAAGGACGGACAGCAACGAAAACGCGCCGGCGATGACGCTGCAAGCAATTCCGGTTAGATCAACAATCATTACGAACCACACTACATTCCTGTTCGCGTCCAAGCACCACAAACCGCCTGCATCGCGTCGGTGAAAATGCCGTTATTATGCATCTTCGCTGTGGTCCGTAGCCGACAACCGGCGCATACTAGTTGTGCTGGGTTTGGCTCGGCTTGCCATGGTCGGGTGCGGCTTGGCATGGCATCGCATGGCGGGGCAGGGCAGGGCACGGCGAGGCAAGGGGAAGGCGACGTTCACAGCGTCGCCTTCTGGTTTATCAGCTGGGCTGCCCATTGGAGCGATGCGCAATCGCGGCGTAGTGCGCGGCCAGCATTTTCAGCTCATCCTCGCTCAGCTCGTCGAGCGACAGCATGCGGTTCCGGGCATTCTCGTTGGCGCGGATCAGCTCCGCCAGCTGCAGCTTTATTGCGGCGGTGTCACGGTTCTGGCTACTCTGGATAAGAAATACCATTAAGAACGTGATTACAGTGGTCCCGGTATTGATCAAGAGCTGATAGAGTGTATCCGTAAAGCCAAAATAGGGGCCAGCCAATAACCACACAATAATGGAAAGCAAAGCCAGGGCGAAAGCCTGCCAGCTCCCAGCAGCATTCGCCGTCCACTGCGCGAAGTGGGAAAATCGTTGCGCCAGGGTCATTACACACCGGCAGCCCACGAATTTGCCCATAAGTCGATCATTGCGTCCACCGCCGTTTGCAGGTCGCTGTCAGCGACGTCCGCTCCCCGCAAAATCGGGTTCGCGTTGATCGTCGTTTGCACGCCGGACGAATACGCGATGACGGCCGCAGCGGCGAGCTTGCTGTTTATTTCGCCTTTTAAAACACGTTCCGCAAATGCCAGCCTATTAGCGTGGTTCGATGTGCCCGGATCTTCATTCGCCGTGTTGAGGGCGCTGGTCATCAGGCAGAATGCCACCCGGGCAGCGAACGTATCGTCCCGGGCCGCAGTGACGAGATCGAGGGCGCTCATCGGTGTCTACTCCGTCAGGGGCTGGAGCGGGTCGTTGCTGTAGGTCCGATCATGCGGCGAGATCGTGGATGGGTCTGGGTCAGGCACACCGCCATCGTCGATCCAGGCCAAATAGGCCTGATAATCCGGGTCATCAGAATTTGGTGCGATCAACGGACCGCTTGGGTTCTTCCACACCATACCGGCAGCTGCGAGTCGATAATCAGCCATAGATGATCGCCTTTAATACTTGGACTTCTGCGGATAGTTCCTGGATCGCCTTGACGAGATGGGCGATCAGCGGCAGCGGTTGCAAGGTCAGCGTGTCGTCGTCGCCTTTGGCTCCGGCGGTGACCGCGTCAGGGATGTGCCGACGCACCTCCTGCGCGATGAGGCCGTCATGGACCTTGTGGTCGTCGCGGAAAATCCCGCGGTCCTGCCAGCGGAAATGGATCGGACGCAGGCACAGGATGCGTGACAGCGCGCCGTCGGTGAGCGGCACAATATCGTGCTTAAGGCGCTCGTCCGAGACCATTTGGATCGCGCCAATATAAGCATTATCGATGTAGCTATATACGTATGGACTGTTCCAGTAGAAATTAAAAACATTGGCGCCGAAAGCACCGGTGCTGCCCTGCTTGCAGACATAGCCACCGGCTGTCAGGCCGACCATGACATTGCCGTTGGACGTGAACGACGCGGCATTGACATTGCCGGTGACCTGCAACACGCCGGAATCGTTGACCACGAGAAGGTTCGCCGTGTTGGCCGTATTGCGGATGCGCCACGCTTTGGTGCTGTCCGCCAGCCACGTGGTGACGTTGTTGCCGGTATCGACTGACAGGATGGGCTTCACGACGGCGGTGCTGGTATTGCCGTACACGGCTTTATTGTTAGCCAGGACGACATTGCCACCAAAGACCGTCCCGACGCCCGTGCCATCAATCAAAACGCTGCCTGTGCTGAGGTTCCAGGCGAACGGGCGGTACGTATTGTAGGTGCCGTATGCAGAACCGCTGGAGGTGGACAGCAGATAGACGGTGTTGCCGTCGTTGCGTATTCCCGCACCGTAGCTGCCGGACACCGCGCGGAAGTTAAGCCCGCCGGCATCATAGCCATTGGTCGTCATGCCGGTGGTTCTGGCGCCGTTCCCGTCGAGCCAGACGGCGCGCGTCGCGGGCAGCGAGTTGTAGATCTGCGTGGCACCGCTGAAATTCAGTCGGCTTGTCGTGTTGGCCGTGTTGCCGAGGACCGTGCTGCGGCTGACGGTGTTCGGCGAGCCCGAGGTGAACGTCCCGAAGCCCCATTCGGATTGCGTGCCATCGTCGAGGAAGTAAAACACGGGCGAGCCAGTTGTGGCGACCTGCGCATAGCTTTTCCGGCCCGCTACCGCGCCTGCGAGCGATACCGTCGTGCCAGTGCCGGGCGCTGTGCAGGTTTCCAGGACATAGTCGAACAGCATCACAGTCGCTCCGAGATCGTCACATTCATCTGCCGGCGGGTAGTGGTGTGGAACGGATACGTAATGTCGCTGGTCAGCTTCAGCCGGCCGAAGATCGCTTCCTGATTCAGGTAGCTGGACGTCGCATCAGGCGCGAAGAAGACATTCATGCCCTGATGGGCGAGGATCACCAGCGGGTCGGCCTGGGTCCATAGCTCAGCTGCGGTCAATGCACCGAACTCCAAGGCCCACCGGCGGCGCTGCCAGAGCGGCACGGGGAATTCCTGGCCGCCGCGCGACACCGTCTCCAGAGTGCTGTCGTCCCGGCCCAAGGTCGAGGAGAAGCTCACACCACGATCCGGCAGCCAGGCCGGGCCGCCGTAGACCAAGGGGACGTTGACGAATCCATCGGGATTGCCACTGTCATCGATGAGCACCTTCAGGTAGTCCGCTACCTGATTGGACGAGGGGATCGCCACGACCTGGCGATAGCCACCGACCGGACCACTGAGGGCGGATGACCACACCAGGGTTGGCCCGCTGGTGTTCCACAGCTGGAAGGTCACGGTCGCGGCGTGCGTGAGATTGCAGCCAAACAGTCCCATGGCGCGCCACGTCTGCGCCCCGGTGGTTGGCGTCACCGTCAGCGTGGCGCCTGCACCCGACGTGACGACCCCGGCCACTGTCTGCCAGCCGGTGGATGCGCTGCCATGCGGCCCCTTCACATTCGCCGCTGGCAGCGCCGCAGAACCGGCCGTGATGGTCGCGCCGAGAACGACGTTGTTCCAGCCGATAATAGCGGCCATCAGACGAGGACCTTCAGCGTCATCGTAGCATCGTTGCTCCTGAAACTATCGCCGACGATCGTGCCAAGCGCGCCGCTACTCAGGTCATCCATCGGCCACACCAGCCGCACAATGTCCCCGATCTCGCGCTGGATACCGAGATCGACAGGCACGACAACGGCATAGAGTCGTCGCCGCACGCCCCACAAACGCATCAGATACTGGCTGACAGCCAGCGCATCGACATAGAACGTCAGGGATCCGCCAATCGGGTCGTGATCGTTCGGCCGTGCGTAGGCTGTCTGAACGGCGCTGGAGACGGTCGTGGCGTAGCGGTCGGCCTGGGCAACCCACTGTTTTTGCGCGCTGGTCGCGGCACCGAGCAAGCCGGACGTTTGGGTCGTGTAATTATGCTTATGGCCGACGCGAATCCTGAATGGCGGCGGCCAGAGGGATCCCGGCAGCTCGGCCGGTGTGACCGAGACAGTGTTATCGATGCTATAGACAGCAACCGGCGTTGCCCCGACGGACGGGGCGGTCAGAACGAGACAATGCAGCGTGCCGTCGCGCGCCGGGAACAACATCCCGCCGAGGCCGGACAGAACGCGATCCACCGCGGTGATCCCATCCACGTCCTCCCCCGCCGCAAAATGCACGCCCCCTGGGAATGGGTAGTCATGTGCCGCCTGGCCGAAGCTGTACGGGTCGACATACGTCGCCGGCACCCCAAGGTCCTCGACAAGCAAATAACGTGCAATGTTGACCAGGCTGCTCGGCATGCCGGAGACCGGAAACGCACCTGTGCAATCGCAAGTGATCTGGCCGGTTGGCGTATTGCCCAGCTGGAACAGGCCGCGCGAATTGTCGGTGCGATACAGTCCGGATGTCGTGGACCCGGTATAGAGATCGGTCGTGTCGCCCTGAAGCGTCCGGTTGGGGTAGGCGCCTTCGTATAGCGTAACAACGGTGCCGGGACCGTCCGTATACTGGTAGATCAGGGCACTGGCATCGATCAAAACCGGGCTGACGTTGAAGGCGGTCCCGCGCGTCTTTGGCTTCGTCGTGCCGGTGAGTTCGGCAGGTCCTTCGTATGTGCCGCTGCCCGAATACAGATTCGATTGCACTGGCTGCTCCATCCAGTAGCTGGCATCCCGCAGCGGAACGACCAGCGCGGTATCGGTCAGCGACCATGCCGTCGAGACGCCCGCGAAAACGGTGTAGAGCGAACTGTACGAGGGATCGAGCAAAAGGCCGCGTTGGCCGTCGAAGGTCTTCGCCCCCCGCAGGATCGTCACTGGTCGGCCGTCATTGCTTTGGGTGGTTGCGACGGTATCGAATGATCGATCCGCGTTGCTCAGCTCCACTGAACCCCAGGATGCACCGATGTTCGAGGCACTGAGATCGAGGTTGACCGCGCGATCGACGGCGAACGCTTCCTGGATGAGCGGCGGATACGGCACCGGCCCGCCCGCATCAGTTGGCGCTGTGCGGTAGCCGCTATCCGAGGCTCGGATCGTGCTGGTGGCAGTGGACGCCTGCTGTAGCATGCTCAGCGTGCCCCACGGCCCGCAGCCCCAGGCGAGCCAATAGTCAATGGTCACCGTTGTGGCCGCGAGGTAGGACTGGATTTCCGCCACATAGAACGCCACCCCCGGAAGCAGGGCGACGGTTTCGCTGCCGATGCCGAGAAGCTCGGCGCCGTCGAGGCCCAGCAGGCCGTCGGTGTCGGCGCCGTTGAGGGGGATCGTCATTGGTTAGTAGAGCTTCTTCGCGGTGGCGTTCTCGGGGATATTGCGCTGCCCAGGCCCGCGGATCGTCGGCTGCGGGTAAGCGCGGTGCCCGTCGGTCCGGCGCAGGTAGCGCACGAGCGCGTCCGGATCTTCCGCGACCGTCTCAGAGGCGGCAGTCACCCGCACGTGCCGCACCACCAGCACCACGAGCGGGCTTTGTCCGAACGCATTGGGAATGCCGATGGGATTACGATAGATCGCCACTACACGTGCTTCGTCTTGTAACGGACGAACGGAACCGTGTTACCTTCAGGCGCATTGAGCGTGATGATCGACTGCCACGATAGATAGCCGTGCTGCGCGTCAATGGTGCGGCAGTAGTTGCGCAGCGTATTGCCGGCGCTGCCTGGCAGGCAGTAGTTCAGGCTGAAGACGTCGAATTCGTGGGCCACACGCAGGGTTCGAAGCTGCGTATTGAACGCATCGTTGGCAGCGATCGTCGGGGCGTCATTGATGATATAGTAGTCTGTCGTCGCCAAATTGGCGGGATCGGTCGGCAAGGTCAACCACGACTCGAACATCACGCCGTCGCACGAGCGGATGATGTCATTCAGGACCGTAAACCCGCGATTTGAGATAATCTTGGCTGATGGGAACTGCGCCTTGAAATTATTAATCATTGCGGCGAAGGCGGTGGCATAGCCAGGGACCGCGACGTAGCCGAAGGCCGTGGACGCGTATACATCTGGCGTATCTACAGTATCGAAGAATACGCCATCGCACCGGTGCCCTTTTCGGGTGTAGCTGATCTTGAGCTGCTGTCCTGCGGTGACCGCTGGCGAAACCGTCGGCGCCAGCACGAAGGCGCCGGTTTTCGAGTCAAAGGTGAAATCGGTATATGCGAAATAGTTGTGAGCACCATCAAGCGTGCCCAACAGGATAAATTGGTCGGGGTCGATTGGCGTGTGCGCGACATCGAACACGATACGCGTGCCGGCCGGAATGGTGGCCGTCTTTGTCGTCACCAGTTCGTTGGTCACCGACAGTGGGCCGCCCAGCACCAGAGGTGCGTAAAAGTCGCGCAGCCGGTCGGGCCAGCCGTAGGCGGGGTCGGGGTTTGTATAGAAGCTCGCCCATACACCGTCGCGGTCCGGCGGGCCGCTGCTGGGATGCGCCGTATACATGTACCAGCGCCCAAAGCCGCCCGGTCCGGTGCCCTGCCAAGGCCCGAGGGCGGACGTGAAATCGTAACGGTTGGAATAGACCCCGCTTTCCTCGCCGCTGCTGATGTAACCGAAGACGGTGATGCCCAGGCTCTGCCAGTAGAGCACATCGGCGGCATGCGCGGCAAACGGGTCAATGATGAGGATGTCGTACTGGGAGAGTATGTCGCGGAACCCGGCCTGGTAGCAAACCGCGAATGTCGGAGGCCGTGCCATTACCTCTGTGTAGACAATATCGGCATTTAGCCGAACCGGGGTCCCGGTGTAGTCGTGCGCGCCGGCAATGGGTGGATCGAAGCTGGCGTCGTAGTGGCCGATGCTGACATTCTGCGCACGCATCGCATAAGGCTGCTGTGCGATGACGTTAAGTGCCACGGTTTCCGGAATCGTGCTGTAATTCACCGTCGTCGTGTAGGCGACAGACGTCAAAACGACAAAGGTGCTGTCGGCGAGGGTCTTGCGCAGGTGGACCGTGTGGCTGCCGGAGCCGAAGCCGCTAAAATGATAGGTGTAGAGCTGATCGCTGACCAGCGTGTTGCAGTCCGCGCTATGCAGCAGCGTCGTATTGTCAGAGGCATAGATACCGAGAACGCCCCAGCTCGGGGTTTGCTCCACGGTGACATCCAGGGTATCGCCACTGAATGTCAACTGAATCGAGGCTGCCGCATCGTTCGTATAGCGACGATACGTGCTACCGGGCGCCAGCGTGTCGTAATACCACGTGCCAGTATAGGTCAGGTTGCCGGTGTCGGAGGCCGGAATGGTTGTGCTCGATGTCAGGCTGAGCGGCCCGGTCGGGTCCACATAGTCGGCGGTCAGGCCGAGCGAAAAGGCAAGCGTGCCGCTGACCTCGGTTCCCGAGCACTGGGGCAGCACGCTCTGGGTGAGCACGTCACCCGGCCCCATCGTCGTGGTGGTCAGTGGCGACAGGGCACCGCCAGTCTCATTGAGCAACCCGGCCGGAAACGTCAGGGAGACATTTCGCATCAGCTTCCCGGATTGATTATGCAGACTGATCTGCATCAGATTCTGCGGCAGGATCGCGGTAGCAGGAGGGACCAGCCACGCCCCGCCGCGCGACAGAGGCAGCGATGCCAGCCCCGCCACCTTGAAGCCCGAGAAGGAGAAAAACTTGTCCGCAGCGACCGAGTTAACCGTGATTTCGCAGGTATGGCTACCAGCCGATAGGCCGTCGGCGACGCAGACATCGCGGTATCCATCGCCCGTAAGCCCATACGTCGCGGCATCGCAAGACAGGGTGTCAGAATAGGTCAGAAGGCCGAGGGTCGACGGCGAAGCGCCATCGATCTTCACAACGGCGCCCGTGTACCAGCTGAAGGCGTGGTTGATGCGGATTATCAGCGTTGTGCCGCTGAAGGAGAACGTGACTTGTCCCTTCGTGCAGAACGCGCGCGGCTCCAGGATCGCTGGGTCATTGCCCAGAGGGCCGCTGTCGCGATACCAGGTCGCCCCGGTGATCCCGCCGGTGCCGAGTGTAACTTCCGACAGATCATGCCAGGTGGTGCGGTTGTCGGGGAAATTCTGGCCAGCATACGGCCGGTCAATGACGACCAGCAGCGGATCGGTGTAGGCAATCCAGGCGGTCATGCGAGGGCGATGGCCCGGACTGTGATGGTGGCGGTGATAGCATCCGCATCGATATTCGTAATCTGGGCGTAGACATTCGACGCGGGCGCCGGGATGAAGAACGCAGCATTGTCGGCAAAGGGTGAGGCGGTGATTCCGGTCGCCTGGTAGAGGATTGGTCGAGATCCGCCGGTTGGGTCACCATCATACAATGTGAGCGTGAAATTCTGCGCGCTAACGCCGGCATCGGCCGTGACCTGACAAGCCAGCAGCGGTTTCGCCGTGGTCATCAACAACCCCGAGGATGTGGCCCCAACGGTTGCCGACAGCGACAGGGTCACGCTCGCCGGGGCCAGCGCGGTCAGTAGCGTCCCGGATGGAGGCAGGGTCAGCGCCGTCGTGTCCGTCAGGGTCAGGGTCAGCGGATGGGCGCCGCTGACCGTCAGCGCACCACCGAGGACCACGGGCTGGCCTAGGGCGGTCTGAATATCAGTCGCGGCGATCAAACGTGATGTCATGGCGATTCCTCAGGAGGCGAGCCGCAGCGGCGCCGCCGAGCCTTGGGCGATCTGCTTCCGTAGCGCCGCAACCTCGCCGCGGATCTGGGTAAGCGAATCAACGAGCTGCTGCGTCTGCGACCGGGTTTCCGACCGATAGACCGCGGCCGTCAGTTCGTCCGGCGTCATCGAGACGAGGCTTTGGATGGCGTTGAGCACGCGGTTGAAATCAGCAACATACTGCGTCCCCGTGCCATACATTGCCGACGACGCCTGGAGCAATGCATCCGCGTAGGTCTGGATATTCTGTATGCTATTGTAATCACCGGCCCGTGCCGCGCCGAACACGGCGTTGAACTGCTTGCTGGCCAGGGTGTATTGCGACTGAGGCGACAGCGGCGCCTGATTGCCGGTCATCAGCTTTTCGATATAGCTCTGCAAATTGGCGACCGAGGCCTGCGACGCCTGGGCTATTTGGGCATTGGACTGTTTCACAATCGCAAGACGTTCCTCGCCCAAGGTCTGCTCCAGCAGGCTCATTTCATTCGCATAACCCTGGGTCTGGCGGATGGTGGTGCCGTAGATGCTGACCAGTTGCTTATCAAGCGCCTGACGCTGCTGACCTGCGCTCACATCGAAGGCGTAAAGCTGGGCTTTCAGCGCATCGGTCCGGTCCCCGGTGACGGTGGCATAGGCTTGCCAGTAGCGCACGGTTTCATTGGCATCGCCTTGCGCCACCTGGGCCTGGGCATCGGCAATCTGGCGGTTGTATTCAGTGACGATCGCAACGCGTTCTTTGCCGAGCGTTTGCTCTAGCATCGCCATTTCGTTCGCGTAACCCTGGGTCTGGCGGATGGTATCGCCGTAGAGCGCGACAAGCTGCTTGTCGAGCGCTTCCCTCTGCTGCTGGGCCTGGACGTCGAAAGCATAAATCTGCGCGCCAAAGGCATCGGCGGAGAACCCGGTAATCTGTGCATGGGCTTGCCAGTAGCGCACCGATTCGGCGATATCGCCCTGCGCCACCTGCTTCTGGGCCTCGGCGATCTGACGATTGTATTGCGTGATGATCGCCACGCGCTCCTGCCCCAAGGTCGTTTCTAGGTCGGTCATTTCGTTGGCATACCGCTGCTGGGTCTTGACCGTATCGCCATACAGCGAGACTAGTTGGTCGGACAGCTCCTTGCGCTGCTGCTGCGCCTGCGCGTCGAACGTCACCAGTTGCACGCCGAGCGCATCACCCGATGTCCCGGAGATTGTCGCCTGGGCCTGGAGCCGGCGCACATACCGCGCCTGATCAAGCTGGTTGAGCTGCTCTTGAGCCGCCTCCTCCGCCTGCAAAATGGCCTTGTCCCGTGCCGAGGCGAGATCGCCTTCCGCCTTGACCATCTGATTGACCTGATCCGGACTGAGGAAGCCGCTGTTGATCAGGGCATCTGCGTTGGTCTTGTCGGCGGCATAACTGTCATTGAGCTGCTTGATCGTATCATTGACGCTGCCGGTGACGACGCCAAGGTCCTTCATCAGGCTCGTGGTGTCAGCGAGGAATTTTTGCGCTGCCGCCTGGGTGTCCGTGAAATTCTGTAGATACGTCTGGAGGTCTTGGATCGTAGCGAACTGGCGCCCAGCGATGTTCTGCGCCAGGAGCGGATTATCGGCAGTGAAGCCAAACCGCGACAGCGCGGTCCGACCGCTCACATTGGCCGTCTGCAGGTCAGCATATTTGGTCGGATCAATGAATTTGCCGGGCGTGTTGATCCCAAGCTGAATGACGCCTTCCTGCTTGTTGAGGATCAGCCCGAAGGTTGCCATCAACTGGTTCACGGCGGCGATCTGCTGGCCGAATGCCTGCTGCTCCTGCTGTGCATTCGGGTCTAGCTGGCTCAGGAATCGGCCGCCGACGAGCTGCCGACCTTGGGCGGACACCGGTTCGGACGAATAAGCGGATGGCAGATGCGGTCCGATCAGGCCGCCGCCACCGCCGCCGAGCAGGCCGCCGAGCAGGCCGCCGATCAGCGCGCCAACACCGGGGATCGGGATCAGCATCTGGCCCGCAATCGCACCGCCAACCGCACCGGCGCCAGCGCCAATCGTCGGAGCGGGACCGACCTTGCCCAACCCACGCTGGAGCAGGCCGCCCGCCAGCGAACCCAGCGCGAACCCGCCGCCGACGCCGCCGGCAAAACCGCCGAGGGTGGAAATGCCGCCGAGCGTGCCCGCGCCCGTGGTGCCGGCCGCGCCACTGAACGATCCCGCAAGGCCGGCGCCTGTCGCCCCGGTCTCATAGGCGCCCGCCAAGCTATTAGCGGTTACCATGGCAGCCTCGCTCGCCGCGCCGCCATAGAACGGGCTGGATGCGCCGAGGAAAGGCAGATAATTGGAGACGCTGCTGATCAGCGAATTGGTGCCGATGCTGGTGCTACCGCCGCCGGCGAAGAAATCATAGATGCCATAGCCGGTCTTGCCGAGGCTCAAGAGATTGCCCAGGCTCAGGCTCGATCCGCCGCCGCCGCTGGTCGCGGAATTGATGCCGGTCTCGCCGCCCTGGCGCGACAGCACGGACAGACCGTCCCAAAGCGTCGGATTGTTTTGGTTGAACAGGTTGTTAACGATCGGCGCCACGACGCCCAATTTGACAATCTGCGCAATGACCGAAGCAAACACCGACTTCAGGATGTTGCCCCAGTTGATCGCCTTGCCTGAGGAATTGAGGAAGGCATCGCTCAGCGACTGGCCGAGCTGATCGAAGGCATTGGTGAAAATACCCACGGTGGCGGACACCGACGCCTCTTCCTGCTGCAGCTTTCGGTTCGCAGCAGAAGCGGCATCCATCGCCGCGACGTTGTCGTTGACCGCCTGCGTATAGGCGTCTGTCCCAGGCTTGAGATGGTTGTTCAGCGCGTCGATCTGCGCTTTCTGCCGGTTCTGCAGGTGATCGAGGCTGACAGCGGACCCATCCCATGCGTCTGCCACCGCCTGCGTCGCCGCAGCGGCCTCGCGGGTCGTAGCGGCCTGCTTTTCCATCGCGCCGAAGCCGAGCTTGGAATTGAAGTCCTCGATCTTGGTCTTCATGTCCTGGGCGTGCTTCTCGAACGCAGGGGCGTCCTTGGTCGAGAAGTATTCCAGCGCCTTGTTGTAAGCATCGACGCCAGCCTGCGCATCGTTCGCCGCGGCGGTGCCCTTCTGCCAGCCGGCGGTGACCTGATCCTGCTGCTTTTCCTGCAGCGCCATCGTGTTGATGAACTTGGTCGCACCCGCCGTCAGCAAGTTCTGCGTTGCGGCGATCTGGTTGGCGGCGTCGACCTCGCTGATCGGGTAGCTTGGGTTCTCCTTGCGCTGACGGGCAATCGCGGCCTGCTGCGCCGCCAGGGCGGCATCGGCCGCGCCAACCTGCGCCGCGGCTTGCGTCTGATCCTGAAGCGCCGCGGTCTGCTGGTACATCGGGTCTTTCAGACGCACCAGCTCTTGCTGGGTCTGGGCCATGGCCCGGTTGGCGCGGTCGAGCGCCGCCTTGTCCTCGTCCGTCGCGCCGCCATGCTCCTTGATCCGCTGCAGGATGCTGTCGCGCAGGGCTTTCTGGTTTTCGAGCAGCTTGTTCTGATCGTCGATCGCCTTGTTGACGTTGAGAATGCCCGGCTGTTCCTCGGCGCCCGCCTTCCCCTTTCGCGCCGCTTCCGCTGCATCCGCGTCGATCTTCTCCTGCTGCGCCTTCGAGGCTGCCAGCGCCGCCGGCGACGGCGCCGGCGGGCCGAACTGCTCGAGGTTCCCGCCCGACGACGCGGTGCCGGGAAGGGGCTTGCCGTACTGGTGGCCGCCGCTTTCCACCAGCGCGATCTGCTGTGCGAGGCGGATGACTTTCTCATCCGCGCCGAGCAGCTGCCCCCCGTATTCGATCTGGGCCGCGACATCCGGCGCGAGATTGGCCGGATTGGCCGCATGGACCGCGGCGATGTAGGCGGACGGATCCTTGGTCTTGAAGCCGCCGTAGTTCTTCAGCGCCAGATCGACGTTGTCGTTGGCCGCCTTCAGCTTGGCCATCAAGTCGGTAAAGCCGGCGAGGATGTTCTGGTCCTGAAAGCGCAGATCGTAGCCGTAGCGCTTGGTGGTGCCGGGATCCGGCAGCACCTGGAACAGGCCCATCGTGCCCGACTGCGGATTGACCAGCACCGGGCGTCCGGTGGCATCAGGCGTGGTCGCCGCCGTGCCCGACGATTGCACCCCAGGCGGCGTGGTGGCGATCTTGGCTCGGAAGTCGCCGAACGCCTTGACGATGGCGGCCAGTCCATCGATCGCGGCGGCCAGGGCCGAATTGATCGCATCACCGATGATCTGCGCCCAGGACTTGCCGTCCGCCGCGGTGCCGCGGAACGCTTCAGAGAGGTGCTGCAGCGCCGTCTGCAGGGGCGTCAGGTTCTCCTTGTCGGCCTCTGCCGTCTTGCCGAGGGCGTCCAGCACGAGCTTGGTGGCGCCGGCCTTATCGCCGGTCTGGGCAAGGTGGAGGACCGTATCCAGCAACGCGGCATTCATGCTGCGCAGCGGCTTGTCAGCGCTCGCCATCTCAATCGCCGCCTTGGCCGGCTCGGTGATCGCGGTTGTCGCCAGATGGGACGCGCGTGCGAGGTCGCCACCCAGCACCCGCGCCAGGCCGCCGACCATGGTGGTGAGGCTGCTCAGGCTGGTCGAGGCTACGCCGGGGATCTGCGCCAGCGACGTCGCGACCTGGGTGGCTTCATCGCGGCTGAGCTGGGTTGCGGCCGCCGCGTCCTTGGCGGCGTTGCGCACGGCATCGCTCATCCCGATAAAGTCTTCCCGCGTCCCCGAGAGGGTGGCGCGCAGCTGCTCAAGCTGGCGCAGGCTACTTTCCGCCGACGAGGCCATATAGACGATAGCCGCGCCGACCGCGACTATGGCCGCGACTAGGGGGTTCCGGGCGATCCAACCGGCCAGGTCCACGAACATGTTTTTCAGCGCGGTCACCAAGGTGCCGAGCCCGGTGCCGGTCACCATCATGACGTCGATGATCTGATGGAATTGCTGCAGCAGCGACAGCATCACCGGCTGTCCGGAGGCGACCTGGCTGAAGAACTGGATCATCTGCACACCCGCCTGCTGGGTGGCAAATTTGGTGTAATAGGCCTGCGAGCCGAGGTTCTTCTGCCCCGCCGCAGCGTTATTAGCGGAACCGACCGACTTGTTCAGCGTGTCGGTCGCCTTCGCGACCAGATCGTTCATCTCCTGATAACTGATCTTGCCGGCGCTGTACAGTTCCTGGATTGTCTTCTGGGCTTCATTGAAGCGCAGCTGGGCGGCATAAGCGGCGTCGACCGACGCCCGCATCTTCTCGTAGTTCGTGGCCTGCGGGCGGACGGCCGCGCTGACCTTCTCCATCTGCTCGGCGACCCACTGCATGCTCAGGCCGTACCGCTGAGCCGCCTCGGTGAGTTCCGCCAGCGCCGCCGCCTCTTTCTGCTGGGCGGCGAACTCTTCGTCGTATTTCGCCCGCGTTTGCGCTGTTCGATCGAGGTAATCGGCCTGCGTTCTAGCGAGATCCGCCCAGCGGGCGTTCTCTTCTTCGATCGCCGCCTTCGCCTTTTGCTGTGCCTCAGTATAGCCGGTCACCGCAGCATACGCCTTATCGAAGGCAGCGGCTTCCTCGGCGAGCCGTTCAGCGCCGCGCTCCTGGCTGATGGCGCGCGCGTCGACCGCCTCTTTAATCTCCTTGACCTTCTGCAGGTAGGCCTGCTCTGCGCGCACGACCGGATCGACCGCTGCTGCCATGGCCGCAAGGTCGGTGGCGCTGCCTTTCAGACCTTGAGCCGCCTCGGTTACGGCTTTGAAGAACCCCTGCGACACCTCGATGCCGTAGGACTGCAAGGTCAGCAGGTCCTTCAGGGTATTCTTAAACTGCGTTGTCGCGGCGGACGCCGGGTCGAGCTTGTCCTTCATAGCCTGCAACGAGCCGACGAACGACTGCAGGTTCTGGTTGAAGCGCTGGATGCCGGCATCCTGGTTCAGGCCGCCCGACAGCCAGGCAGAGAATGCGTTCTGCGCTTCCTTCGCCATCTGGGCCGCGTTTGCGACGCCTTCCGCGAAGGTTTTGACCGCCGCCGCCCCGCCCGCGATCTTACCGTTCCACGCGTCCTGCGCCTCGGCATTGGCCTGTGCTGCCGCCCGTGCTTCGCCCAGCTTGGCGGCCAGGTCGGACACCTTCTTGGCCAGGGCTGCCATCGTGGCATCCAGCTGTTCCTGCGTGGCGTAGCCGTTCGCGACGGCCTTGTTGCCGATCTCCTGCGTGACGTTCAGTTCCTGCTGCGCCTTGGCCAGGGTAACCGCGGCTTTGGTGACAGCGTCGTACTTGGTCGCCACCCGCTCGAACGCCGCCGCGGCCAGGTTGAAGCGCCCGGACTGGTCCTGCAGCCGGTCGCTCATTTCCTTCGCGGTGCCGGTGTAGCTCTTGGTTGCCGCTTCCATGCCCGCGAGGCGGGCCTGAAACGCCTCAGCGACGCCGGCGGTCTGGTCGTCGATCTGCGCCTGCAGGATATATTTGTCAGTGACGGTATTAACGGTCGCCACGGCTACAGTTCTTCCGTCAGGAACAGCGAGGGATAGGTCATCGCCTCGCCCTTGCGGGTATCCGACCGGCGTGTCTGCTTGCGCGGATGCAGCCGGATGTAGATACGCCGCTTCTTGTCGTAGGAGATGCCGGACCGGTATGAGTGGCCGCGCAGGATATAGCCGCCCGGAATAGTAATGAATTTGCGTTCCGCGATGATGCCAGGAAACTTCTGCATCACCTTCTGGCGGACCTGCTCGATGATTTGCGGCCGGACTGACATCCGCTGGCCGCCAACATCGATCTTGCGGGCGTAATCGCGGTTGTTGGTGAGCACCACCTCGGCCAGGGGCGGTATGTTATCAAGCGAGCTGGTCCACGGCTGGCCGTTGACGATGAAATACCACGCGTCCTTGTAATGGATCTCGCCAGGCTTGTCCTCGCCGACGGGCGAGATCTTCACCGCATAGTTGTAGGCGAACAGCGCGGCGTCGGCGAGGTTCGAGAACACCGCCTCGATCTGCCCGGTGCCGTCGAGCTTGATCGTGCGCGGGTCGGCGCCCAGCACATTGTTGGTGAACAGCCGATAGTTCGGCGAGGCCTCGCCGCTGCGGATCAGCTCATTGATGCGGCCAAGCGCTTGATCCGCGAGGTAGCCCTGTATCTGCGCGCCGGTGGTGGTGCGCGCGACGAACAGGTCGACCGTGCGCCTGAAGTTGGTGCCGATCATTCAGGCTGCGCCTTCTTCTGCTCGGCGACGTACCACTCGATGTAGACGCCATCGAGCACGGCGAAGCAGAGGTCTAGCATCTCGAACTCGCCGCGGCGCAGGCGGTAATACTGACACCACGCCCGCACGACAGTCCACGGAATGCGGCCAGGAACCGGAGGGCCCATACCGCCGCCATAGTAGGGGCGGTCGTGGCGCAGCCGCTGCCAGGCCTTCCAGATCCAATCGAGCGTGGGATCATCGACCGGCAGTTCGGCTTCGAGGGAGGCGAGGAGGGGAACGGCATCGGGATCCTCGAGTGCGATTTCACGCAGGGACTCCAATGTCGTCGCCTGGCCACTCAGCTCCCAGCGAAGCCGTTGAGAGAGTTTCCCGCCGCGGCCTCGAGCTGCTCGGCGGATTTCACCGATACCTGGCCTGCGGCTTCGAAGCACGCCCTGGCAAGGCGCGCGTAGGCGGGATCGCCCAACATCTCGAGGAAGGCCTCGAGTGTCACCGGCTGATCGTGCTCGTCGAGAAGATTACGCACGCCGAGGACCAGGTAGTCCTTCAGCAGCCCGGCGTTGATCGCACGGCGGACGGCGTTCGGGATACGTGTCTGGTCGCCGTTGAACGGCTGCGCTGCCTTGGCAAGTCGGCGGTTCTGCGCGTCCACAAAGGCGTCGGTGAAGCCACGGGTCAATATTTCGAGGTCGTCATACATCGCCTCGTCCACCCGGATCCAGGCGCCGTCGGCTATGGCGCGCGTGTCACTTCGGAAGTCCTGCAGTCGTGCCATGGAAATGTTCCCAATTTTTCAGGAGATTGCCCCGACCGAGCCGCGCTGTGCTCGGGGCCACACACTGCTCTTGCCGATTGGGACTACGGCCGCGCGGTCGGATCTGCTAGGAATTAGTTCTCAAAATACTCGAGGCGGTCGAAGCTCACGGCCGTGTTAGTCAAAGTGTCGTCTTTCGTTGACTTGAAGCCGAAGCCAACAGTGATGATCTGGTTCTTCCCACCGGCATTCGGATTGCCGTCGCTGTCGAGAATTACTCGCGGCAGGGTAATGTAGACCGCCTGGTTGTTGCGCTGCAGGACGAGCGACAGCGATGTCGGGGTGGCGTTGAAGAACCGCGTCAGGATTGAGTTGTCGCCGAAGATCGTCTGCATGGTGCCCGAGACCGTGCATTCGCCCGGCACCTGGTCCTGCGGTCCCAGCAGATCGATCGATTCCACCGCAGTAAGGTTGTTGGCGATGGTCAGGTCGAACTGGGTCACCCAGTTAGGGCTGCTGACCTGCGAACCATACTCGTTCACGCGCCCGACATTCGCGCTACCGGCGAACTGCGGGTAGCTCGACTGCGACGGGGCAGAGTCGATTGACGCATCAAGCGTGCTGGTCGACTGACTGCCGGTCATGCCCATGTAGGTGCTGGTGCCGGTGATGACCTGCTTCGGCCGCACCGACATCTGCCACTGGTTCACGACCATGCCGGTCTGAACAATATACGTCGGCGTAACCTGACCGAGATCGCCACGCTCAAGCGTCTGCGACGTGGTCGTCGTGCCATTGTAGATACGGTCGCCAAACCACACCCGGATGGTCTTGCCGGTGCCGCTATCGGTGGTCCAGCCCGACGGCAGGTTATCCAAGGTCAGCGCATGCGCCGCGATGGCGGTGATGCGGGCTCGGCCGTTGCACGCCGCAGTCGCGAACTTGTTGCCCGTTGCGGTGCCGCCGATCTTCACCCACTGGCCGACGGCGAGACCCAAGGTGGTGAAATCGAGCGTGGTGCTGGCGAGCCCCGTGGCGGTCGCGGTGATGTCGCCTGAGGTGCCGGCAAAGCCAACCACCTTCACCCGCGCGTTCGCTGGCGGTGCCGCTTCCGCCGTCCATCCTGCGCTGGTGGTCACCGCGGTCGTCGCCGAAGCACCGGTCAGCACGAAAATGCCGTTGTTGGCGCTATTGGAGAAACCCGTGGTGCGGATGATGTGCCCGACCGCGAAGGTCCCGGTGTTGACCTGGGTGCCCGCGGACGTCAGCACGGTGATCGTATTGGCGACCGTCTGGATGTCCGTAATCTGGCTATCGGCGGTGCCGTCGTTGTCGCGCACCGGCGTATTGGTCCAGCTGTTGAACATCGCCGAACGAATATCCCAGTCGGCGTAGCTATCCGGGAACGGATAGTGGAACTCCCAGTTCACCGCGCCGCTAGAGTCCAAGCCGACCTGGATCGGGTCGGACAGCATCCTGTCTGAACGGATTTCGGCGCTATCCACGAAGGTCGGCGCATATTTGAGCGACTCGCCGGTGAACAGCTTCTGGCGCATCCGGGGCGTGGCCGGGGTCGTGCCCATCGTCGTCTCGACGATAGCCGCCATCTGCCGCCGGTTGGACGACGTTGCAACCATGGATCAATACTCCGTAAACGCCTGCGCCTCGCGCGGACGCGGGGAGGGCACGGCCAGGGGATTGGGGACGGGTTAGGTGCGCGCTGGCTGCGCTGCAGCAGGCTTCGCCGCGGGCTGCGGCTCGTCTTTCGCGATCAGGCCAAGCTCTTCGAAATGCTTCAGTTCCTGGTCGCTCGGGTAAGCAGTCAAATCGAGGAGGTCGCCCTTGTGGTAACGGTGGTGACCGTGTGGAAATGTCTTCAATACTCTGTAGCGCATGGTGGCTCCTTAGTCCTGGACCCAATCGACAGAGACGGAAAGGCTCCAGTTATTGCCATCTTCTGTGCCGCCACTAGGCGCAATACTGATGTCACCAAACTGGATGCCGGTAGGGAGTTCGAGGCCGCGGAACAGCTCGGCGAGCTGAGCGGCGTATTGTTTCGCCGTCAAAGAGCCGGTTTCGCTGCCGACAAACACATGCAGCCACAGCGTGCCGCTATCGACCCAGAAGTTGTCGTGCGCACTGCCCGAGCCGAGGCTGCGCTGCTCGTAGAGCCCGCCGTAGACCTCGACCAGGATCCACGGCGCGATGCTGCCGTCGTTGCCGGTGTGCGGCACATAGCCGTCGTTCTCGTAGGCAATGTCCGTGGTGGTCCAGTGCGCGGCGAGATACGCCTCGACGGCCTGCTGCACCTGGTCGATCGGCATTAGGCGCCTCGCGCCGTCCCTTCGATGCGGACCAGACGGTCGTCGACATAGACCCCGGCCGCCGATTGGATTGTCAGCACGCCGCGGTTCGAAATGATGCGGTCGCCGGCCCGCGGCACATAACGGCCATCGCCAGGCCAGTTGGCGGCGATAATCTGGGTCGGCGAGAGGATCATGCGCTGGTCCTGCTGCGTGATCCCGCTACCCTGCACGACCTCGTTCGGTGCGTAGCCGCGTAGGGTCATCCGGCAGGTGACTTCCTTCTGCACGCGGCTCTGCGCGCCTGTCCCGGTCATGCGCAGCAGCCGCACCGTCTCGCCAACCTCGGCAAGGCTGGCATCCAGCTCGCTGAGGGCCTCGTCCGCTTGGCTCATAACCCGCGGTCCGTGTAGGCATCGATCAGCTGCTGCACCTCAGGCGGCAGGCCATCGGCGTTGGAAGACACCCAGAAGGTCTTGCTGACAACGCCGGGGATATCGATCGCGCGCAGGCTTGGATCCCGCGTGCGAGCGCTCCAGCGATGCTTGAGCATGGTCAGGCAGGCCTGCTGCAGCGGCAGCGGCACGGAGCCGGGCAGGTCGTAGCCGCCGCTGTAGTGCACGCTGAGGTCGACGAAAGGCCAGTCCCAGGACTGGTCGAAATTGCGATCGAACCAGTCGCTGGGCGCCACCCTCCCGCCGATAAGACCGCCTTCGGCATCGAGCCTGAACTCCGCGGTGAGGTCGGTGTCCGCGCTGTCGGTGATCGCAATCAGGGTCGCGACGGGGTAGCGGCTGAGCCTGAGCGGCCCGCGCACCGGCCGGCGATAGCTGGTGAACACCTCCGTCACCGTCTCCAGTCCAAAGGTGCGGTTGCACGCGGCCGCCAGCAGGATGGAGGTCTCGGAGATCCAGCGGGCCAGCATGCCGTCATACTGGGCATCACCGATGTCGAGTTCTTCTTTCGCGATGGCGACCGTGGTCAGGTCGTAGCTGCTGGCCGGGGTATCGATGGTGAGCGAGGTGCTGCGCATGGGAGAAGGGTCAGACCCGCTGCAGGTGGGGCTGCGGCGGGTCCTGTTGCCTACGCTGTTGGACCGGTTGCACCGGTGGCGCCGCCTGTTGCGCCCGTGGCGCCGCCGTTGCCGCCGCCCGAGGTGTCCGTGCCGCCTGCTGCGCCGCCGCCGTTGCCATTGTCGTCTGCCGCTGGCGTGTTCGCCACGATCGCGGCTGAGAGGGCCTGCGTATTCGCATTGAGATGGTCGAGCACGTCCTGGATGGCCTGCTGGTCCTGGTTCTGCAGCGCCTGCTGCAGCTGGTCCTTCAGCCCGTTGATGAAGGTCATCACGCTCTGCTCGACAGATGTTTGCTGAGCGACCGCGTTCTGCAGGTCCTGGATATTCGCCACGATAGTGTCTCCTTCCTGGTTTTCACGCGCCAGCAACAGCTCGATGCGCAGCAGCGTGTGGTGGATGTTTTGCAGCACTTGCGCGAGGTCGGTGGCCTGGCCGAGGCTCAGCCAGGCCTTGCCGCGCGCGAGCAACGTCTTGAGATCAGGGGACAAGGGACATAAAAGCGATTTTGAGGGTGCCGTTCAGCGCCGCCGATGCATGGACATTTTGCACCACGATGGTGATCGTGCCACTGCCAGGCGTCACTGTCGTAATCGCCGGACGTCCCGCCGAGTTGGTGCCGTTCCACACGCTCGCATACACCTGACTGGTGGTCGCAATCGTCGAGTTCGTTACAGTCAGGGTGTATGTCGCGCCGGCTGCGGTTGTCAGCGCTTCACTGGTGATGATGCCGGAAGGCTGGGCCAAAGTCGCCGCGCCGGCCGTTGCGGTGGCGGTTTTCGTGCCCACGCCGAGGCCGAAGCTCCAGGCGTAAAGCGGCGCTGGCCCCTGCGCTTCGCTTGGGCTGATCGCCCAGACGCTAAGCAGGCCGACGACCAGGGCCGCGCCGCCGATGATGCGGCGGTGGCCAAGCGGCCTCATCCGCGCCTCCCGAAGCTACGGCTAGTGATCACCGGGCGCCCGTTGTCGGTCGACGGCTCCGGATCGCGCTTCTTCGCCTCGTCCTCCATCTTCTGATCGAGGAACTCGACGAAACCCTGTGCCCGCAGCTCGACCGCCCGGCCACGCAGGATCTCGCCCTCGTCGCCAGGGAAAAGCTGCCGGCCCTGGAAGTTGTCTTCCTCATAGATGGTGGCTTTGGCCCGCACCTTGAGCTTGTCTTCGGTCGGCGCCGCGCCTTGCTGCGGTGCGTCGGCCTGAGGCTGTGCGGTATCGGGCGGCGGCGCGTTGGCCTGCGGCCCATCGTCGGGTGCTTTTGCCATATTTCCCTCCGGGAAGCGCCGGAACTGGTCCGGCGCGTGCATACCGGCTAAGGTATGCAACTCACGAAGCTTCTACTTGTGCTCTACTAGGGTCTGCTATAGTGTCTACGGCAGATTTCCGGTGACAAACGCCAGCGGGTACTTGACTACAAAAGTCAAGCGCTCTTCCATCCGGCACGTTACCATGTTCTTTTCGAAGTCGTCATTGTTCTCTGTAGAGATCAAGAACTCGACGTTCATGCGGTCAAAAATTTGACACGCTGTCGAAAAGGCGCCAACCAGGAACGTTCCGGCTGTGAGCGCCATCGAGGCTACCACCGGTAGACCCCACAGCCGCGGCGCCAGGGTGCCCTGCGGATCGCCGATCAGGTAGCGGCCCTGGGCGTCCTTGATCATCTCCACCTTGGTCCAGTCGGTCGGATGCAGCACGATGCCGGACACTGGGTGCAGTGCCAGCACGGCCTGCAGAATGGCCTGCCGCAGCCTGTCGATGGCGGTTTCGCCGGTGACTGAGAATGTCGCCGAATACGAGGTCGCGCTGGGCACAAGGCCTGTCAGATGCTGTCCGGTGCCATCACCGTTCAACAGCTCGGTTTCCTCGGCGTAAGCCAGGCCATACCTCATTTCGGCGTCGATGATGCTCTGCAGGCCTGGCGCGTCGTCCAAGATCTGCCTGGATGCTTTCACCAGGTGAGCGATCGTCCGAACCGGGAAGCTTCTCAGGTCCCACGCGTAGGTGCTGGATGGCTTCAGCGCGCCCTCAGCGACCACCGCGGCGTTGTTCGTGCGAGTGGTCTGGATCGCATATTCGACGTTGTTGCTGTTCGTCGTGCCCGGCGCGCACAGGTCGCGGACAGTCATCTGCCGCATCGCCAGCGGCAGTATGCCCGGCAGGCGGTCTGCGGGCGTCAAGGACGTCGAGACCGATGCTGTCGAGCCCCAGTAAGTGGTGTTCGACAAGATCGCCTTCCGTTCGACCTCGAAGTGGACCGTGCCTTTCTTCGGCCCCTCGAGCAGGCGGCTCTTGACCTCTGTGTTGTCGATGCAGTGCTGCCCGATGGTCTTCTGGATCTCGGGCTCGTGCTGCGGGCCGCCGCGACGCGCCACCTTCTGCTCAACATCGGTTAGCCGCGTCTGCAGGCCGTTCAGGTCCATGAACGACTTGTCGAACTCGGCCTTGGTCTCTTCATGGGACTTACCGAGGTTCTTCATCTCGGTCATGACCTTCTCGGCCCAGGTCTTGACCTCGTCGTTAACCTTCCGGAACTGCTGAGACAGCTCTTTCAGCTCGACCTCGGGATGTGCCGAGGACGTGTCATCCAATGGCATGATGGAATCCTCTATTTCGGGAGAGAAAAGCCCGCGAGCTGGCTACGAAGCTCGGCGATAGCCGCCCGCGTGGCTGCCATTGCGTCGCCGGAACTCTCATCCCGAGAGGCGTTCGACTTGAAGACGAGACAGGCAATCTCGTCAGCTTGCTTGGCCGAATAACCCAGTCCGCCCTGATCCACAGGGAGATGGAGCCAGTTTTTCAGCTGTCGCAACTGGATGTGGCGCAATTGGGTCGGCGGCACGAAGTGCTCGCCGAAGATGGCCTTGTGCGCCGACTGCAGGTGTTCCATCAGCGCCGATCGCTCTTCAGCGTTCGGGCTGTCGCCGCCGGCCATACAGGCGCTCGCCAACTGGATCGCGTTGCGGATGGCATCGCCAGCGAGCTGGTGATCAGCCAGCAACATGGTCGCCTTCAGCGAGTGGATCCCGGCCAGCGGATTGCTGGGCGAACGGACGATATCGACGGCATAAAGGTTCACTTGCTTCAACTGCCGCTTCGGCTCGCCCTTGGACTTGCCGTAGATCGCGCCACCTTCCGGCACTGTGAACGCGATCGACAGGCCCGGCAGCGCGCCATCTTCCATCAGGCCCCGGATCCGCCTGGCGTGTTCCGTGTCTGGTGCCGACAGCTTCCCGCGGCAGTGCAGGCCTTTGCTGTCCTCGACCATGTCAAGCCATCGTCCGACCGGCAATGGATCGCCACCAGGTGTGAAGGCGGAGTGCTCGACGAACAGCGCCGGCATGGTGCCGCGGCTCTTATGTTCGGTGAGCGTTGGGCCAAAGCAACCGGGCAGCACGACGTCGCGATGACTGTCCTCGTTGCCGAAGATGCTGCCGTAGCCCTCAAAAATGCCGCTCGAGGGCTCCGCCGAGAACTTCAGTTCCGTCGGGGTGAAAAGCGTCTCCATAGCGGTCTCCTATTCTGCCGCGGCCGGCGTATCGACAGTCGCATCCGAGCCGCGTTCGGCGCCGGTCGGCAGACCCTTCTCTTGCGGCGGATTGGGATCGAGCGGATTGTCCTGCTTGCCGCGGACGAATTCGCCGAGCAGCTCGATGGGCAGCAGGTTAGAAACGACGGTGAGGTCATCGCCGCCCGGCAGCGGCGGCATGTTCTCCATGGCCCTGACCTCGTTTCTCGTGAACAGGCCGTGGTCGACATAGGTCGCATACAAGGCAGCGCGGCCCTTGCTGTCGGCGCGCATCAGCCCGTCCACGACGAACTCGGCATAGGTCGTCGCCTGCTCGGTTGCCGGGATGCAGCTGAACAGGATGGCATGTTCGATTTGCTTAAGTATCGGCCTAAGAGAAAACGTCAAGTACCAGAGCAGCATTTGTTCGAGCCCACTACCCCAGGCTGTAGCGGTAGCGGTGTGCCCAATCATAGGTGGTGGAACATCGAACCAACGGCAGATCTGCTCGACGTTGAAGCCGCGGGTTGCTAGGAGTTGGGCGTCTTCCGGCGGCAGCGAGAGGTTCGTCAGCTTCCAGTCGCCTTCGACAAGGGGCACACGACCGGCATTGATCGCGCCGGTGTATTCCTTCATCCTCTCGTCGGCGCGCCGCTTCTGCTGATCGGTGAGCCAGGTCGGCGCCTGCATCACCAACGAGGGCCGCATGCCGTTGCGGAAGAACGAGGCCGAGGCCTTCTCGGCGGCTAGCGCGGCACCGAGGCTTTCCCGTCCTATGGCAATCGGCGAGAGCCCCTGCAGGCCGTCCAGGCTGAAGCCCTTAACGTGCAGGACCTCGTCCTCGGCTAGCTCGACCCGCACACCCTGGTTTGCGTAGTAATAGGTGCGGCTACCGTCGGCATTCCGCTCGATGGTGACCCAGTCCGGCCGCAGCGGCATCATGCTGATGATGCGGTTGCCCGCCTTGACCAGCGAGGCGTAGGCATTGCCCCAGAGCAACCGGCACGCCACCATCGCCGCCCAGAACTCCGACGCGGTCATGTCGGCATTCGGCCGATCATGCAAAACGCGATACAGCGGATGCTGCTTGTTGACCGACGCTTGGTCCTTGCTGTCGCGGGTGTAGACGTTGAGCGGCAAGGTGCTGACGGTCTGCGAGATCAGCCGCACGCAGGCAAAGACGGTGTCCAGCGACAGCGCGGTATCGATCGTCACCCGCTCGCCGGCATAGGTATCGCGCGCACCCAGCGCCTCAAACAGGCGCGGGTCGGTGAGCCCCATGCCGCTTGCCAGCGTGAGGATGGCCTTCTTGAAGATGTTCATGGGCGTTAGGCGGTGATGGGCCTGTCGAGGAACCGGTTGAGTCCACCCTGGTCGTCGTCGAGCATGGAGCGGCCGATTGCCATGATGAGAGCGGCCATCCCGTCGATGCGCCCCGTAGAGTGCTTCTTCGAGGGCATGACGTTGTTGTTCCTGTCGGGCTGCGTAATCCTGAGGTTGTGCGCCATCCAGGTCAGCACCGGATTGCTGCCGTGGTCGAGCTTGCGGGCCAAAAGCATGGCCTCAAGCTCTTTCGTCGCGGCGTTATACGACCGCACGCCCTGGATGAAATCGAACATCGGCGCGCCTTCGTCCGTCAGCTTCTGGGCCAACGGGGAGGCATTCCAAGGATCATACGCGATGCTGCTCGGCTCATAGAGGCGGCAGTCTTCGAGCACGCGGGCGGTAACCTCGGCATAATCGACGATGTTGCCTTCAGTCGCGTGGATCAGTTCCGCATCCACCCATCGGGCATACTGCACGCGGTCGCGGTCCGATTTGGCGACGATGGTGTCGCCGGGCATCCAGAAGTCGCAGACAACCGACCACAGTGGATCATCCTCGAACGGCGGGAACAGCTTCACCCAGGCCGTGAGGTCCACCTTGCTCGACAGATCGAGCCCGCCGAAGAACCGCCTGCCCTGCAGCTTCGCCGGATCGAACGGACCGCGCGAATTGGCGGCCCAGACGTCCATGTCGATGGCCTTGTCGGTGGTGCTCTGCCTGACATTCAGCCGCAGCCGCTTGAACGCCGCCTGTGCGGGCGGTGAGGCCGCGGCCTTTGCCGCCTGGCGCTGCAGGTCGTCGAGTTTTACGGAAACCCCTAGAGCCGGATTGGCTTTCGCCCATGCCGCCGGATCGTTCCAGGCGTCCCCAGGGTCGATAGTCGCTATATATGCGAAATAAGTGTCGTCCTCGACAACGCCTTCTAACACCTTGATGGCGTAGTCATTTTCAGCAGCGTATACCGTTTCCGGATCGTCATCGCCGGCTGTCGTAATGACCCACATCAGTGGCTGCCGTCGCGCACCAAGCGCCGTGTCCATCACGTCGAACAGCGCGCGGGTTCGGTGCTTGTGCAACTCGTCAACCAGCACCATCGAGGGGTTCAGACCGTCCAACGTCCGTTCGTCACTCGAAAGCGGCTCGAACTTGGATGCTGTATTATCCACGGACAGGTTCAGCTTGTAGACGTTCACCATGCTACGCAGCTCAGGCGAGGACCTCACCATGCGCTGCGCCTCGGAAAATATAATACGGGCCTGCTCTTTCTTCGTTGCGGCAGCGTAAATTTCCGCTCCCGGCTCACGATCCGCCACCAGTCCATAGACGCCTATTCCGGCCACGAGACTCGATTTTCCGTTCTTACGCGGAATTTCTTCGTAAGCGACACGAAAGCGTCGGAGACCGTCTTTCTTACGCAGCCAACCGAACACAGACCCGACGCAAAACGCCTGCCAGGGCGAGAGTACGAAAGGCCGTCCAGCCCATTCGCCTTTGCTATGGTGCAAATATCGAAAGAACTCGATGGCGTAGACGGCGGCGTCGGGTCGCCACACAAGGCCCCTCTTTCCACCTTCCACCAAATCTCGCAGGTGTCGCTCGCAAGCCAGTCGTACCAAACGGCCTGCCGGAGCCTGGCCATCCACAACGTCCTGCGCATAGCGCGTGACCGGATCAGTTGAGGGTTTCGGAGAGCGAGAGCGGGTTTTCGTCAAGGAAGTCTTCAAGCGGTTTGACCGGCTTGTCCTTTGGCGGCTTCTTCGTGCTGCGCGCCGCCGCATCCTGAAAGGCGCCAATCCGCGGCCGGGCGGTTGGTGAGAAGCCCAGTTCGGACGCGGCTTTCATCAAGATCACCGCCTGGCGGTTGATGATCGCCAGGTATCCGGACTGGATCTTCACCCCCTTGACCGGCGACTCTATCAACAGCGGCGCAGTCGCCTGTGCTTCGCAGGCAGCACGGTGCAGGTCCTCGGCAACGACCCAGGTGGTGAGCACGCTCCGGTCTGACCGCTTCAGCAAACCCGGCGGCGCATGCGTAATGGCGTAACGCCAGCCCTCCTTCTGGCTGTCCGTCATCCACGGCGGCGGCTCGTCGAGGTCACCCGTCACCGGAATCGGCTCGCTCTTCGGCAACGGCGCCTTCTTCGGATTGCCGTGCAATAGCACGAGATCCGTCGGGATCCTCTTCCGTCCCTTCATGGCCGCAGTCCCTTCTCCCGATGACGCCGGTTGTCGCACCGCGGGCATAACGTCCGGCCGTTGGACAGCTCGTTCGTCCCGCCGTCCTGGCGCTTCTTGATGTGGTCGGCGATCAGCAGGCCGCCGAAGCCGCGATACGGCGTCGCGCAGTCCGGCGCCGTGCATTGGTATCCGTCCCGGCGCAGCACCGCATCCCGCCACGCCCGGTGCTCGGCGGACAGGTAATAGGGGTCCGGCTTGGCAGGATTCCGCGAAGGCGGCTTCCAGCCAGGCGGCCGATGGCGAGGGGGTCGGTATGGCATTGTCGGGGTCGGTCAGCCGCGGAATCCGGCGAATCTCGCGGACAGATGTCGCAGCGTGATATTTTCAGTGCCTAAAACCGGCTCGTTGTCAAGAATCATCGTCCGAAGGCACGGGCTCGTCATCAAGAACCGGCCATGACAACCCAGTTCGTGCCGTTGCTCACGACCATGCACCAGTTGCCGGCGCCATTACTGAGCAAGGCCGTGCCCGCCGTGCCGGATGCCCGCGGCTGGACATTTGAACTTGCCGATGTCAGCGGGTTCGTCGCAGACAGGTTTTTAAACCAGATGACCCTGCCCGAATTGGACGACGCACTGGGCAAGGTGACTGTGCAAGCGCCGCTGCTGCTATTGTGGATCAGGAACGTGTCGCTGGCGCCGACGGTGTAGCTCGTGGCGGTAATCGTGGCGGGTGGCGCGTTGAGCGAGAACGCGCTTGTCGCTTGCAAACTGGTGAATTTACCGCTGTTCGCTGTGGTGGCACCAACCGTCGCATTGTCGAGGCTACCGCCGGTAATTGCCGCGCCTTGCGCCATCGTGACGACGCCAGTCGACCGGGCAATTGTTAGCGGCTGATACAGGAACGTTCCGCTGTTGTTGAAGGCGTTGATGAAAAAGTTCGATCCTGTCGCGGTGCTGCTTTCCGCGTCATTCGAACAGCCGCAGCTCCACCGGTTGCCACTAGCCGTTTGGAATTGGAAATACCGCGTCGACCCCGCCGCGCCGTCGATATTGGCGAAAATGAAGCCGGTTGCCGTGTCGGTACCAGCCTGAATCCAAGACGTTGCGGTTAACGTGGTAACGGTGGCCGCCGCCGCGGTCGTCGCACCAATCGTTGCGTTGTTGATCGTGCCGCCGACAATCGTTGGCCCATACGACAGGTCATTGTGGGCATAGACCACATTCGTCCCGTTGGCCAAAACGACATTGGCATAGCCTTGGGAGATCGTGACACCCGTGCCGGCCGACGTCTTGATTGTCAGGGTGAAGGCACCACTGGTGCCGTTGGTCACCGTCCACTGCCCGGTGTTCGGCACCACCAGGGTTGCGTTCGATGTCAGCGTGCCGGTCACCAGCAGCGCCGCGTTGTTATATTGGCTCGCGGTCAGGGTCGTCGACCCGCCCGTCGTGCTGATCGCGGCGGTCGAAGCGATGCGCGATTGCACCATCGCCGTCGTCGCCGCATTGGTCGTGCTGTCGGTCGCGCTCGGCGTCGTTGCGGTCAACGTCGTGAAAGCGCCGCTGCTGGCGCTGGTGGAACCGATCGTCGTGCCGTCGATCGTGCCACCTGGGATCGTGACTGACCCTGTAAACGTAGGTGAGGCGACTGGCGCACGCGACGTATCACTGGCGTGGACGTGGTCCTGACGGGCGTATCTTGTAGACGTGCCCACCGCGGCAGTCCCGTTCATCGGCGAGACGATGGAGGCGGCCTGAGTGAGAACAAACGCGCAGGTCGCCAACTGCGTCGTGTTGGTGTTCTGCGCGGCCGTTGGGGCGGCCGGTGTGCCGGTAAACGTCGGCGAGGCCAAGGGCGCATAGCCACTGATACTAGCGCCCGAGGGGATCGTTACGGTTCCCGTGAATGTTGGCGACGCCAGGGGCGCGTAGGTCGATGCCGCGCTGGATGTTGTTAAGTAGCCTGGTACCGTCGGCGTTCCCGTGAATGTCGGACTGGCCAGCGGTGCATAGCCGCTGATGGAGGCACCCGAGGGGATTGTCACAGTGCCGGTGAATGTCGGCGAAGCCAAAGGTGCCGCCCCGGAAACGTCTCCGACAGCGAGTGTCACCGCCCCCGTGCGTCCCGCCACCGAAGTGACCGGAGCGCTCGTCAAAAAGCTCGACGTCGCGCTGGACCAATCAGTGAGATCAGAGTGCGTTAGCGTAATGGCTCCAGTCCGGGTCGCCACGCTCGTTACGGGGGCAGACGTAAGAAACGCTGATGTGGCGCTCGACCAATCCGTCAAGTCACTCGTTGTCAGCGTCACCGCGCCCGTGCGCGTGGCCACCGAGGTGACCGGCACCGTCGCATCGAGCGTCCCGGACGTCAGGCTGAGATTACTCCCGAGCGCCGAGACCGCCCCCGCGGTCCAGTCGCCGCCACTGCCGCCCGTGGCACTCAGCGCGCCGTCTGCCAGCGACAAGCCGGAGCCCAGGCTCGTGACAAGCCCGGCCCGCCATTGCTGATCCTGTGCCGCGCAGGCAAGGAACAAGGTTTCCAGGTAGGTTGGCAGTGTGGCCCAGGGGTTGTCGCCCGTGCCATCGGTAGCGAAGAGCCAGCGGAAATACGGCTGAAGGTTCGTGAAGGAAGCTTGATCCCAGGCGGAATCATGGATCAACGCGGCAAACCGCCGCACCGAATAATCAATGATCGAGCCGCTGGTATATGGTAACGGATCGATGTCGAAGGTGACTGGCGACGGCCAGGAGTTGTTTTCGTATATACAATAGATGTCCGCGACCGTGGTGTCCAGCCAAACTGAAGGTGCCGTCACGCCCCAGTTGGCAACGACCAGTTTGTAGTTGTGTTGATGGGCGTAGAGATAAAAACTATTGTAATTTGAGAGATATACGTCACCATCGCCCGTGTCGGTAGGCATCTGGTCGAGAAAGATCGCCTCGATCGACAAGGTCGAGTACAGCGAATGCCATGAATCAATATCCGCGATGACTGCGTCGAAGTCGCGCGTGCCGCTTCCGGTCGGCACATAACCAGCGACCGTCGCGCCGGCCGCCTGGAGCAGACGGATGACCTCTTCCATCTCAGCGGCATAAGGACCCGGACCGCCCGTGCCGTCCGAGCCGGACTGATTGACAATCACGATCACTGGCACGGTTGGGTGGCGGCGGATCGCTTCGAACAGATCGGCGAAGCTCGAATCCGAAAGCGGAGACTCTACGGCTTGATAAAACGGAATAATCAACCCGGTCTGCCGCACGAACGGGGTGACCAGGGTCTGCAAATTGGTCGCGGTCGTTCTCGCGGTAGTCGCCGCAGTGCTGACGTCGTCCAGCGAGGCGTTGAAATCCGACCAACTTGGAATGACGTCGGGGTCGACGTGTAGATCGCCATCAACCAAGGCGAGGCCGGTGCCCACGGCGGTCACGCTGCCTGCGGTCCAGTCACCACCACCCCCGCCACCGCCGGACACGCCGGCTACTGCGGTGGTCACGAACTCCGTGGACGCGGCCTTGGTCGAATTGTCACCCGGCGACTGCGTCGGCACATCCACCGTGGCGTCGAAGACGACGTCGGAAAGGAAATGCTTGGCCATCAGCCGATAACCGTGACCCGGTACTGATTGGTGGACGGCGCGGCAGCAAAGGCGACCGTCGCAGTCGAGGTCGAAGCTGCAGCAACATCGCAATCCACAACGCCGTAGGGCGAGCCCGCTTGCCGGACCATGACGACAATGTCCTGCGTCGACAAGCCGTGTGTCACCGTGAAGCTCGTCGCGGAGCCATCGCCGATGGTGGTGCTGTACTTGCGCGCGACGACCGCCGTATCGATGGCAACGCCGCTGCCGCTGACCGAGATTCCGCTATCCGCCACCACCGAAAAGGCGCTGCCGGTCAGCGTCAGACCATCGCCGGCCGTGTAGGCCGTGGCCACACCCCATTGGGTGATCGTTATCGACGTGCTGCCAGGCGTGATCGTGCCGGACACCGGGCTGGACAACCGCCACTGCGTGCCAGCATTGACCGAGCCACCCAGGACCAGCCACATGGCGCCAAAGTCAAGCTCGGCGGTGCCGCCTTCGGTCACCGGCCGCGTCCAGGACCCCGACGCGACATTCCAGACGCCATTTTGCGAGGCCGTCGTCTGGGCGGTCAGCAGCACCCGATCTGTTGCAACCAGCGATACGCCATCGATCGTGGTGGTCCCGCTCAGGCTGCTGACGTTCGACGTGGCTACGGCCCGGACAGGATCTTTGCTGGAGATCCCGGCCATCGCGCCCTGGACCTGGGTATTCACGTAGCTGTAGGTGGCCGCGTCATTGGCGCTGGTCGGCGCGGCCAGCCCGGTCAGCTTGTGGGCATTCATCGACACATCGGCGGTCGGTGCCGCCATTTGGTCCAATCTGCTGGTTCTGACCTGCGTGTCGAAATCGCTGATGGTGGAGGCCGTCTGCGTGCCGCTGTGCGACGAGCGGGCGCGGGCATCGACCCACGTGCTGCCGTTGTAGGTCAGGATATAGTTGCTGCTGCTGTCGTAATAGAACTGCCCGGTGGCTGGCGAGCTTGGGGCGGTCCCGAGCACCTGAGCGACAGCCTGGCGGATCTCCAGCTTATTGAGGTCAATCGGCGTCAAGAAGCTGCGGCTCATAGGGGCTCTCTCAGATCAAATATGCCACGCCGGCGAACGGCACCGCGAAGGTGAGTGTGCAGTCAGTGAGGCTGTTGTGCTGGATGCCGCCTTCGACGACCGTGCCGGAACTGTCGGCGACCACGACCGTCGGAAAGACCTCAAGGTTATGCACGATGTGCCAGGTGCTGGCCGCACTGGCCTGGGTATAGACGTAGGTGTTCGCGCCGCTGCCGTTCTGGCCGGGCGGTCCCTGCTCGCCTTGCGCTCCTGGAGGTCCAGCCGGGCCTGAGATCGACCCCGGCACCGCTACAGAGACCTGTAGCGCCGGCACGACCTGCAGCGTGACCGCGATCGGCTCTCCAGGCGTCGCGGCAACCGACAGGCTCGGCGTCAGCTGGGTGATCGTGACCTTCACGCCGTCACCGGGTCAGTGATGAGCAGGTTCTGCGTCTCGGACTTCAGCACGACATCGCCGGAGACGAACTTGAGGTCGAGCTGCGCCGGGCCGGTCGGCCACGTATCCGTCGCCTGGAGCACAGAAAGCTGGCCCGGCGTGCCGGTGGGCGTGACTGTGAGGGTGGCGATCAGCCCGCCAGTACCGGTGCGCACCTGGCTCGAGACAGTGACACCCGTGAGGTCAAAGGGCGTGCTATCGTCGTTGGCGACCGCGATCAGCAGCTGCAGCGACGCGCCCTTCTTGATGGTCAGATCGGTCATGATGGTATGGTGGCGGATGTCGGGCCGCGGCCGATTCACGGAAATCGCGCAGCCTACTGATTTCACGGCACATAACCGGCTCGTTGTCAAGAATTATTAATCGGCGACGCCGGCCCGGCCTTCCCGGGGCATTGGGCAGGGGTCTTTTCGGCCCGGTCACCGCCAGTACTGTACGGGACCCGATTAATTTTGGCTCCTGGTGGTAGAATTACGGTCAGGCGGGTAGCGG